GTGGAACTTCAGGAACGAGTGGAAACAGTGGATCCAGTGGAACTTCAGGAACGAGTGGAAACAGTGGATCTTCGGGTACGAGCGGAAACAGTGGATCTTCGGGTACGAGCGGAAACAGTGGATCCAGTGGAACTTCAGGAACGAGTGGATCTAGCGGAACTTCAGGTACACAGGGACCACAGGGGCCGCAAGGTCCAGGCGGAGTCAGTGGAACTACCGATTACATTGCGAAGTTTACGGGAACTACGACTCTTGGAAACAGTAGCATGAGCCAATCGAGCAATAACATCACTGTCAATTCAGGAAACATGACTGCAACTGCATTCTTCGAGAGTTCGGATGAGAGATTAAAAACTATCACATCAAGATCTATCTCGAGTGACGGCATCGATACTCTAACGTTCTTCCACAGCAGCGATCCAAGCCGAGAGAGAATCGGTTATTCTGCACAGGAAGTCAAGAGAGTCTTACCGAACGCAGTGACTGTAGATGAGAAAGGATTCATGAAAGTCGATTATAAAGACGTTCAAGCTTGGAAGATTCAAGAGCTCACTAAGAGAATTGAGGAACTTGAAAAATTGATAACACGAGGATGATAACGTATTATGAACACAAGTACTCTCTTTACAAGATAAATGAGGACGCAAATCCGATAACTGTAGAGACGATCTGTAACGGACCAGGTTTTTATCATATCCAGAAAATTACAAACAGGAAAATTGTAGATAGTATTCTTCTGGCTAAAGATCAATGGGCTGCCAGCAACTCCGAGACTTACGAAGCAGAGAGAGCATACGTCTTAGAAATAATACAATCTTAAGATGGCGAGTTGGAGCACGTCCGGTAATAATCAAGGCATACCTAACAATACTGCATTGAATGCGATCTCGAGTAACATATTTACTGCGAAGACAACGATACCTGATAACGGACAGCTGTTGACTAAATCTAGAGCAAATCAATATCTCTATATTGATACATCCGTTGCTGGGTATGCATCTAAAACTGCCAATCAAATTGTGGTGAAAAGCAATCTCGTAGGCACGATCTCTCCTCTACCAGCTTTCTATAGCTCTTCCAGCTGTGTCGATGCATGCAACAGCGGCTCTTCAACCACCGTTTATACTAATAATCTTGCGTTGAACGGAACTCTCTTTTCTAATCAACAGCTCACTACGCCTGCATCAGTCGGTTATTATTCAATAGGAGGAGATTGCTACCATCAAACACCGGTTCCCGTAACTGGGTTATCTTGGTCCACCACAGTAAGCAATCCCTGCAATCCTACGCCTTGGGAAATAACCAACTCCAATTACACTATCAAATACTACGTGTCTGACTCCGTAAACTGTGGAGGAACCTGCGGTTCTACCCAATCCGGTACAGCCACCGCAACAATAACTGTTGGTGGATCTAACGTAAATATGGGTCTAGCCTTTGAGGGTATCGGTGAATTACAAGCTGCAGATTATGAGCTAATAACATTTACGCTAGATGGCGTAGAAGTGGCTGATGCTCACGCAGCAGGCGGCGGACTGCAGTGCGCAATGGGACCTGTCGTACAGAATTTTACTGTGGCGCCTCCTTACTTTTTAGCAGCTAACACTGTTCATACCCTTCTGATTGGATTTACCACCAACGACAACCTGTATCACGTAGGTTCATATTATGAAGTTGATTTATCTTTTACAATAGCATAATAAATTGACACTATGCCCATAACATCAGTCATCTCATGTTCAGCTGCTCCAGCTGCTGATATATTTGTTCAGAATAGCTCTTTAGACATTTCCATCACGGGAGTGTTCGTAGATGGCATTCCCGTAACATATTCGAGCGGCACTAATTTTCCAGTCACTGCAGGCAGCAACGGTAATTTTATTACTTCTCAGACGGGTTTTGGGAAGACTGTCTCAATATCATACAGCACAAGCATATCAGGCCAAAGTATATACTTCTACGATTCTAGTTTTTTCGGTACCTGCGAGAACGCAGCTTTTGGTGGAGGCTCTTTTTCAGTGTTCGGTGCTTACATAGACTTCTCTACTGCCTCTACAGTACAAGCTTCAGATGGAGTGTGCTTCTAAAACATTCTAGAAAACTTCTCTATAAATAACAAGCCTTTTCTCCGGCTGTTAGTCTTGGGTCTCATGGCCCTTGAGTAGCCCTCAAAAGCTACAAAAAGATTAGCAAAACAAAAACAAAAAGGTATGTACTACACAAACAATCCAATGTGCACTGCACACATCTCTGTCAACAAGAACAGAGTCAAAAACTACAACAAGGGTTCAGAGAATTCGGTCTATCTTCGTGACGGGCAGAACTTCGAAATCGAGCTCTTCAATCCCAAACAAAACCAAGTCTTAGCGAAGGTTCTCATCAACGGGAAACACGTCTCTAATTCAGGCATCATCCTAAGACCTGGACAGAGAATCTTTCTCGAGAGGTTCATCGATGAGCCCAGAAAGCTCAAATTCTCAACCTATGAGGTCACTGACAATTCACAGGTGAGAAGAGCAATTGAGAACAACGGAGACGTGGAGATCCAGTTCTACGACGAGTGGATTCCTACGACTTATTGGTACAATTCTAACGGTCAGCCGTATCAGGGACTCAATTTCACCACTACCGGAAACGTCGGCATCGGTTGTTCTAGTCCTAATTCCACTCTGACCGTCACCGGTACCACGAGCACCAGCACTGCTTACTACACTAACACTGCTGTAGCCGGTTCGTTCACTAATTCTATTGAGACCGGGCAGGTTGAAAAAGGATCAGTTTCCAGCCAGCATTTTTCTACTGCCTATGGAAATTTCAGCTATTATGCATCTCAGACAGAGAAAATCAAGATCTATCCAGCAAGTCTGAAGCCTGCTGAAATGACCGAAGTGAGAAACTACTGCACCAACTGCGGAACTCGAGCAAAAAAATCAGCGTGGAAATTCTGTCCTAATTGTGGACAGAAGATCTAAAATCTAACGGTCGAAGGAGAAAAGGCCTGGAAAGTTTTCCCGTTTGGGAAAACTTTTCTATTTTTACATATATGATAAATGACATCTCTTTTAGAAGATTTTTACATCTAAGACAAAGTCTCTTCGATGTTCTCCAAGAATGGGGACCATGCACTGACAAAGATGGTACTGCAGAGATCAGAGTGATCTTTGAAGGCCTCGGAGCAATTGATGGAGCCTCTTTCAATCCCTATCAAAAGACTCAATTTGAGATCACGATAGTTGGTGAAAGCCATGACGGACTCTGTTTCAGAGGAGAGAATTTTGAGAATTTGCTTGATCAATTAGAAGAGAGCATAAATAAAATGAAGAAATGAAAGTAAACGTAGGTGAGAGTTTTTTTGAGTCTCTGAGAAAATTACAGAGATATGAAGCTTGGCACAATAGAATGTGGCGAGCACTCACACGAGATTTTTGGACTTTTTTGAAGAACGTTTGGAAGTTCAGACAGGAGCTCTGGAGCCACCGCTGGTGGGACTATAGCTTTACTCTACAGATGATCCGTAGAAGCCTCATTATCATGGAAAAGGACATGCACCGTGGAATGGAGGTAAGAGAGACCAGAGAGAAGAAGATAGAAAAGATGCAGAGAGCAATTCAAATCCTCGATAACATCATCGAAAGCCGGTACATTGACATGGCTGAAGAACAATTAGGGCCTCTCTACCGTACAGAATTAGATTTTGCTCCGGTCGAAGGCAGTCCAGATCTTTTTCAAATAGTAGACAATGAAACTCCTGAAGAAAAAAGTCACAACAGTAAAGTCTACGAAAGATCGGTGGAAATTGAGAACCAAGAGTGGAAAGAGCTATGGGAGATTTTTCAGGGACAAGACTATGATAAATTTAATAAAGATATCGACTGGACAGAACAATTCGACGGTTCTGGATTAAAAGGTTGGTGGGACTAATAAAGATAGGATATGAATAAAAAAATGATTAGAGAATCTGACTTAGAAAAATTAGAAGAAGCTGCACAGCGAGGATCAGAAGAGATCATCGAACTTTCCAAACGACACTTTTGGAACAATTTGATCATAATTGGATTCAGCTTATATGCTGTTCTCTATTCTATCTTCACAGCTTATCCCAGGAGAGAAATGATCTGGGTCGCAATGATAGCAGTTCTCATAGCATCTGGAGAAAGATTCTACATACAACGCAAAATTAAAAAGAAGATCGTTGATCTCACGACATTTTCGATGATCATAGATTTTTTAAAAAGAAGAAGAAATGAAAGTTCTTACAATAGGTGACATTCACGGAGACGACTGGTGGAAATCTGTAATTTTTGGAGCAGAACTCTTATACAGTTCCTTTAGAGAAAACAACAACATCAGCCACGATAATTTCAAATTCATCAAAGATGGTTTGGAAGTAGTCTTTGTCGGAGATTATGTCGATTCACATCACATTCCCAACCACGAAGTTCTCGAAAACTTGAGAGACATCGTTCATCTGGCTCGAAGTTTTCCAGATAGAGTGACACTCCTTTTAGGGAACCATGATATTCAATACATTGATACCAAGTATCGTTGCAGCGGATTCAGGGCTGAGCTTCTCCATGATTATAAAGAAATCTTTGAGACAAATAGAGACATCTTCAAACCTGCTTTCATGTTCGGCAACTATCTGGTCAGCCACGCAGGAGTCACTCAACGCCTCTGGAATATCTGCGAGAAGAAATTGAGAGAATCAAAACACCTCTACGACTATAACGATCCTGAAAAAACTATCGCGGATCACCTTAACTTTCTCTTTGAGATTAGATTTGAACCACTCTTCTACGCAGGGTGGGCTCGAGGCGGAATCTCTTCCACTCCAGGGATCTTCTGGGCTGATCAGAGAGAACTCATCGCAGATCCTCTTGCTGGATATTCCCAGATAGTAGGCCACACCCGCCAAAAAGAAAAGAATACTGTAGCCATTGAAGGTGGACATACTCTCCACTTTATCGATGTAGGTTCTAGAGATTCACACGACATTTTCGACGTTGACACAAAAACAAAAGTCAGCAATCCTTCAACTAGAGGAATGAAGTATTAGAAACTTTTCTCAATCTTCTTATAGAAGATATATGAGAATAGCTTTCATCACTCCACATCTATCTACTGGAGGAATGCCTGAATATGTGCGGAGAAGCATTGAACTGATTGACAGGAAAGATCACGAAATCCTGTTGATTGAGATGCGGACCGAGAAGATCCTAGATGCAGTCCGAAAGAGAGTCCTCGATCTCGAGGGCATACGCCTCTTTTCTGCTGAGAAGAGCACAATCAAAGCAATCGAGGAAATAGAACTCTTTGATCCTGAAGTGATCCATTTCACGGAACCTTCAGAGCAGACGATGGATCCTACGTATCTCGATCGGATCTATTGCACCGAAAGAAAGTGGAAGATCTTTGAGACCTGTCACGATTCTTCGTACCCTCTACCCTCTAAAAAATTCATGCCTGATAAGTTCTTGTTAGTCAGTCCTTTTCAGGTAAAGATGCTACAGTCTTTAGGGATTCCAGCTGAGCTCATCCAATACGACGTTCCAACTCTTGAAAAAAGGGATCGCGCTGAGACTCTTCAAAAATTGGGACTCGATCCTCAGAAGAAACACATCTTTCAATTTGGCATCTTTTCTCCCAGAAAAAATCAGAGTGAGACTGTGGAGATTGCTTCTCTGATGTTAGAAGAACCAGTTCAATTCCATTTTGTAGGAAACACTGCTGACAGCTATTCTTTCTATTGGAACCCCATCTTGGACAAGCTCCCTAAAAATTGTACATTTTGGGGTGAGCATAAAGACGTCCAGCAATTCTATTCTATTGCAGATCTCGTCATCTTTCCTTCTATTGAGATCATAGACGATAAAGAGACTAATCCGTTAGTGATCAAAGAGACAATTGCTTATGAGATACCTCTCCTCGTAAAAGACACTCCTGTCTATTTAGGAATGTATCCTGAAGGAGATCTAGTCTACCACATGAAATCAAGCAATGTCGAAAATGCAAAGCTCATCTCAGAAATTCTTAATTTTGAACAAAAACCAAATATGATAACTCTCAGCTTTAACGGCAAGGACAACACCCTCGAAGTCACTTCTAAAAATCCCATCGGAAAAGCAGTGGTGGCAGTCAAGGACATAGACTCAGAAGTTCCAATCTATTCTTTTGACGTAAACTTTGAAAACCCAGGCTCTGCTTGGTGGTGCAAACCTATTCCCATCAACCACTACGATTTTCAGAACAATCCCAATTTCACAGGCTTCTTAGTACAGGTCTACTCAGAGGATAAAAAAGAGCTCTTAGGTGAGGCTACTCACATCATTAAAGAACACCAGGTCAAGAGGAGAATTCCAGGGATCGATAATTTCGAGCCGCTCTTCATCAATTATGAACAATTTTTCGTGGATCGAATCTACGACGGATTCTTCTCTGGAGAGAGGATGGAAAAAATCATAGACGTAGGAGCCAACGTAGGACTCTTCACTCAGTGGGCTTTAGACCGTTTCGGAAGAGATTCTAAAGTCTTGGCATTCGAACCTCATCCTGGAGCAATAACAGCTTTTAAGAAGATACATGGAGACAAAGAAAATGTTGAATTGATTGAAGGTGCTGCTGCTCACTTTGAAGGCTCTTTGGAACTAGGCATTGATCCAAACAATTCTACGGTGTCTTCGATCAGCAAGAAAGAAAACGTCATCAAAGTTCCTGCATTTAAGATTTTGAATGAGATGAAGAAGAGAGGCTGGCTTTCAGCCGATCTTCTCAAAATAGACATTGAGGGCGCAGAATATGATCTCATTGATGAGATGGAAGAATTTCCTTTTGAGAATCTCTTGATAGAATTCCACGACACCAAGCAAGATTGCGGACACTGTGCAGCCAACAAATTAAAAGAGAAACTAGAAACATTCGGCTACAAAGTCGATATGAGAAAAGAGGATACGAGATTTAGAGCTTCATCAGCAGACGTGAAGGGAGTCATCATCGCAAAACAAACTGGAAAATGAAAGAGATATTTTTAATTGACGCATATCTAAATACTGAAAAGAGCAAAATAGTCTTCAGAGAATCAATGACCCGGGTGAAAGAAGCCGGCTTTAAGATATGTCTGATCACAAATCTTCGCCCTGACGCAGACATTTTAAGTTTTGTCGATTACTGTTTTTTCGAAGACGAGAACAGAATCTTCTCTACTGAATTTGAAGAGTACCCTAACATCATGATCACGGCACGTAGAAATGGCGTGACTCTTATTTCTGAATCTGATCACAAACAAAAACACTCTCTATCAGTTCACGTCAATCTGTACAGAGGAATGGAGATTCTCAAGTCTCTGGGTTACACTCATTTCTATAGAATGGAATATGATGGCCTCATCGATCCCAATGAATATCAGAAAGTCAGAGATCTTCCAAAGACGTTAGAAGGAAAGAGAGCTCTTTTCTATCGTGATAAAAAGAACATGCACATCTTCTACCACCTCTGGTTCGCTGAGATTGAATGGATGCTTGAAGCAATGACTCCGATTAGAACTGAAGAAGATTTTGTAAAGAGAGTAACGGAACTTGCAGGTAAGAAGAAGTTTCTTCCCGCTGAAGAATATCTCTCTTTGGATTTAGCTCATCGATACGATGAGGTTCTGCTTTTAGATACTGTTGATAACAGCATCAACTTTGAATTTCCTCTATCTAGATGGAATAACGTGATCAGCGATCACACCAATGAGAAATTTAAGAAAGGCTTCTACGGAGGAATCTTTAGAATCGGTAGGGAGACTGAACAAGGAGTCCATATCAGAGGAGATAAAGGTGCTGTCGTAGCTTGGAACCTAAACAGCCCTGATAGCAATTGGACAGAGGTAATCTTCTACAATAAAGAAGGCGGAGTTGACAGCAGTCTTAAGCTCGAACTCGAACAGGGAGAAGGCTGGAAGGCACAGTTCTTTGAATTTACCGAAGACTGCGAAGTTGAGGTCAGGCTGAGCAATGGTGAAAATTATGCATTCTTGCTCTGTAAGAATTTTTTGAAGAAAACAAGAGACACAATATATTTGAATGAAGATAGCTCAGATCAACCCGGGTCTTCTCCCGATCCCGCCTAACGGTTGGGGCGCAGTAGAAAAGATCATTTGGGAATACACTCAAGTCCTCAGAAACGCCGGCCACCAAGTCGACATTAAGTATTTGAACGAGATACATCCGGGAGAATACGATGTCGTACATGTTCACATGGCTAATCTCGCTCTCGAGCTAAAAGAAAAAGGCATCCCTTATTTCTTTTCGATGCACGACCATCATGCTTATTGGTGGGGTAAGGAGTCTGGCTGCTTCCAGAACAACTTGGCTGCGATAGAAGGTTCAGTCCTTTCTTTCGTCCACGCTCAATTCTTGGTCGGCTATTTCGGTAGCTCTAAAGCAGTCTATTTAGAACACGGAGTCAACATAAAAGAGTACGCCTTTGTAGAAAGAGAAAGAAGAGAGAAAAAGCTTCTCTGTCTTGCTAACAATGGATTGATCAATGATCAAAGTCATGACAGAAAAGGATTCAGGTTCGCGATCGAAGCTGCTCGAAAATTGAATCTACCGATCACTGTAGCTGGACCTCAGAACAATAAGAAATTCTTTGATGCAAATCCTGATCTTCTCCAATACGGAAGGCTAAAAATACTTTACGATCTCGATCAAAAAGAATCGGTAGAGCTCTTTCAAGACCACGACATCTTTCTACATCCTTCTGAGCTCGAGGCAGGGCATCCAAATTTAACACTGTTAGAAGCAGCAGCGACAGGAATGCCTATCGTAGGTTGCATGGAATCTCCTATGGAAGGCTTGATTCTTGCTTCTCGCAATTCAGACGAATTTGCTTCTAAGATCAGAGAAGCTGTTGATGAATATCCTCTATTGACCAGGCTCTCTCGAGAAAATGCAGAATATCATTCTTGGGAAGTCGTCTGCTCTAAAATGCTCGAACACTACGAAGACTCTTTAGGGTGGAAGATGGGAGAAAAGTTGATCAAGACTTATGAAAGTACTCCGATCAAAGAAAGGAGAGAAAAAAGCTCTGATCAATTAATAGTCAAATTTGGGTTGAGACCTGACTACATCAAGATCAACACAGAGGTAGGAATTCCTGGAGCTGGAATTGCAGTTCTCTACAAAGACAAGGGTCAAGTAGTTCACTATGTCGATCACGGAAAAGAATCTCGTAAGTGGTCAGCTTACTCTCATCAAGGAACATGGAGAGAATGGGAGATAGTTTTCAAGAACGGATCTGAAATCTTGAAAACTTTTAAGATGGATCTTCGAGGAAAGTTGGTAGGTCTTTCTGGTGATTTTGATATTGTAGGTCTTCTATCTTTTGTCCAAGAGAAAGGATGCGTACCGATCATCATCGATAAGTTACCGAATGAAAAGAAAATTCTTCTCAGAGAGCACGGGATTGCTTTTTCAGAAAGGAGCACCAAATTAGATTATTGGTTCAGCTGGGAGACTATCAAAAACTGGAGAGAAAAAAGAGAATTAGATGTCTCGGTTTCACAAAAAACTCTAATACATCTTAGAAGCAGAGCTCTAGGAGATACGATAGCATTCGTAGAATCTTGTAGAGATTGGAGAGAAAAGCACGATATCAAGCCGACAGTTGCAATCAACCCGGCTTTCATTGAACTTTTCAAAGGGCACGACTTAGACTTTATCGATCAGAACAGTTTGAATCCATCTCTCTATTCTGACATCATCTTATCAGACTATCATTTTGATACTGAGCTGCAATACGGATTCCAACGAGATCTAGGATTAGAATTGAAGAAGAGAAGACCGAAGATCGATTTCAGTCCTAAAGAAAGACCTATCAAAGGAAAATACATCTGTTTCAGCACTCATTCCACAGCTCAATGTAAATACTGGAACTATCCTGACGGTTGGGAAATTCTCTGTAAGATGTTGAGAAGAGTAGGCATCACTCCAGTCTGCATCGACAGACACGAATCTTTCGGAATAGAAGGCCACTGGAATCCAGTACCTAAGTCTTCAGTGAAGAGGTTAGGAATGAACTTCAACGACATGATGAATCACCTCCACCACGCTGAAATCTACGTCGGTCTCGGTAGTGGCCATTCTTGGTTGGCACATTCTTTAGGAAAAGAGACTGTGATGATCATAGGACCTACTTCGGGAGAATATGAAGAAGACAATTACAAGATTCAAAATACTAACGTCTGCCACGGATGTTTCAACAAACCTCATTTGCACGCCTTCGATCCAGGAGATTGGATGTGGTGTCCTATAAATAAAGGCACCGAACGCCAACATGAGTGCACAAAGACAATCACTCCTGAAGAAGTGTACGAACAAATAATGGAACTTGTATGTTAGACAGCTGTATAGTCATCCCATCTAGATGGGGATCTCAGAGGTTTCCAGGGAAGCCCTTGATACCGATAGTTGGAAAGACTATGGTGAAGAGAGTTCTCGAGAGAGCTGTACAAAGTTCTGCTGATGCAGTAATTGTTGCTACCGATGACGAGAGAATCTTTGATGAGTGTGAGGGCTATTCTATGATGACAGGAGATCTCCCTAACGGGACTGCTAGAGTGATTGAAGCAGCAAAAAGGATCTCAGCCAGAGTCTACGTTAATCTGCAAGGAGACGAACCTCTGGCATCTCCAGAAGATTTGAATAAGTTGATCCAGAAATGCCAGCAGATGCCTGGAGTCCATACTCTAATGACACGCATCTCTGAGGATGAATTACCTAATATGAACGTGGTCAAGGTCTTCTGTGATGACGAGAATGAATGCTGGCTCTTTACAAGATCAGCCAAGAATTTCGGCTGCTACAAACACATTGGGATCTACGCATTTGATAGAGAGACTTTAAAGAAGATAGAAAATCTAAATCCTACACCGAACTCTCTAGCAGAAGCCCTCGAGCAGATAACCTGGCTCGACCACGAAATTCCCATCTATGCCTGGTACACCACCAACAGATACCAAGCTGTAGATTCTTTCGAAGACGTACAAAAAGTGATAGAAATACTAAATGAAGATAGCCTGCATAATCCCAACGTATAACTTCCTCTCGGGAGTAAAACGGATCTCACATTGGATCTCGACAGAGTACCACCACCTCGCTGCTGAACACAGAGCAGTAGTGGTAGATGACCACTCAGATTCGAACAATGTGAAAGAATTTAATAGACTAGGAAGTCTCGAGAATTTCACGGTGCTTCCTTCTAGAGGGATGCGAAGCCTCAGAGATTCTATCCTGACCGGATACGATCACGTTAAAGACTGGAAGCCTGATGTGATCCACATCATCGAAACAGATGCAATGCCGCAGACAGCTACGCTCCAAGCAATGCTCAGAGTTTATAGAGAAGCTCGTGGCAATGTCGGATCAGTCAGCCCGATTTATACTTGGGGAGGAAAGAACTGCTACCCTACTCACAAACACTGGTTTTCTGATCAACCTGCAAGAGAGCATTTTTCAACTGGCCCTGTCAGAGAACCGGGAGCCTGCGGAGTACCTTTTCTCTTTAGCATTTGGCGCCCAGAGCTCTTCGAGCTCATGAGAGATGAGAAGTTACCGCCCTTAGGACATTTAGATTCTGAGTTCGGTAGAGTAGTCCACGAAGCAGGTTACCGCCACCTCAGAGTAACTAACTACACGATCGAACATTGGATGGGCGGTCGTAATTCAGACGCACTAAAACTATCAAAATAATGGGACTAGACATTTTTGCAATTGAAAAAGCTGCTCGAATAGCCGACTACGAAGAAAAGATAGAACTCTTAGAAGTAGACGAAGAACAGGTGGTAAGAGTGAAAGTCAACGAGGCTTTCAAATCTCATGATCACATCACAGACGGGATCTACAGATGGGAAGGCAGAACTGCGGAGTTCGGATCTGCTTATGGAACTTACGGCGGATTCAGAAGCGCTCTCTGTCTCTTGGCTCACGGCGTCTTTCCCCCGATCGTCTGGAACAACCCAGACCTCTATGAAGGCGGTGATTTTTATGAGCTGATCAATTTTTCAGACTGCGAGGGGGCCATCGGACCCACTACTGCAGGAAAGCTTTTGACCGATTTTAAGAAGCACAGAGAAAGATATTTCGAACAGAACAACGAGTGGGACTGCGAGAGATACGATGATTGGATCGAGGCCTTAGACATAGCTTCTAATGACGGTCTCATCATCTTTTGCTGATTCCTTTTCTCTCGTGGATAAATAACCCATGGAGAAGATAGTCGGTAGTTTTCAGAGTTTTAAGAGCATCGGAGATAAGAGAAAAGAGGTCGAGTCTCTAGTCAACGGCGATAAGCCGGTAGATTTTAAGGGACACGATTTTGAAAGATACGTCTCTTCGATGATCCTCTTCTTTGAATCTTTGGGATTCGTCCTCAAGCCTTATCCGACAATTGAATTCTCTGACGAGAAGAAATACGATAACGAACTTCTCGGATATACCGGACACTATTTCTTCGATCAAAAACACATCGTCCTCTACACTGAAGGCCGACATGTGAAAGACATTATGAGAAGCTTGGCTCACGAGCTCGTCCACCACAACCAATTCATGAGAGGCATCACTCTCGATAACGTCGATCAGATGAAGCTCAGCGATCCTGCATGGTCTGAGAAAGAAGAATTCTTAAAACACTTGGAAGACTATTCATATCTCGAAGGCGATGCCTATCTCAGAGGCAACATGCTCTTCAGAACCTGGACAGATGCCATCAAGCAAGGACTGATAAAACTATGAGAAGAGAGCTCTTCAAAGCATATTACGGACGTTACACTTTCGACGTCGATAAAGCCTATGATTTGATCAAACAGGGCAAGATAAAAGCTGATGTGATAGATCTCAATTCAAGGATCGCTCAAAGCCTGATCTTTTTCACAGGTGTTCACGATGATCACGTCGGAACAAAGGATTCTGCATCAGGAGACATTGACGGACTTATGGTCAAGTTCTCTGACCCGGAACACCCTGACGACACAATGATCATTGACGGCAACCACAGAATCAATGCAAAAATCAGAGCTTCTCGTCCTACTGTGAAGCTCCTCTACATCAAAAATCCTGGTGACACTAAAAAGTTTCTTACTATCGATAGAAAGAAGCCGAAAGATCTCTTTCCGGAAGAAGATGCCGTCATGGAGAAGCTCGTGAAGACCTTCGAAGAATTTGTGAACGAGAAGAAAGAGTCTCCCTATTCAGAAGAGACTCTAAAGAAATACAAAGAAGAGCACGAGAAAGGAAAGAAAATCCCTTTTGCAATAGAGAGAAGTCTCAAAGCTCAAGGAATGATACCTCGAGTAGATGGGACCACTCGAAAATCAGACATGTACAAATGAAGAAAATCACGCTGATCTTTTTCCTGCTCTTGTCAGGAATTTCTTATTCTCAAGAGAGACAACAGAAAGAAGCTGTTAGAAGCCAGCAGAGCTCTCAGCCAACAAGACAATACATCCCTCAAGAGAGACAACAGAAAGAAATTGTTAGAGAACAAGCTAACAGATCTTCTCAAAGACCAATTGTCACCGACCCTCGAGGCAGAGGCAATGTCTTCCATCCTGGATGGGATGACTGGGGCTGGGGATGGAACAGATGGAACAGATGGGGTGCACCCATCGGATATAATTTCTGGACTCCAGGCTTCTACTATGACCCTTGGGGCTACCGCAATCCCACACGAATCTATCACTACAATGACAACCGAAGAGATACGGTCAGAGGCAAAGCAACAAGGGTTTCATTCGGAGTCCAAGGTTCAACGGGTGGACAGGTTGGAGCTTTCCTGACTCTTGGTAACCGAGGATACTTCATAGCTGAATATAACCAGATCTTTCAGAGAGACGAGTCTCTCTTTTATCCAGACCTCACGATGGACAAAGTTCTTCCTTGGAACGATCAGAAGCTCGAAGACATACAAAAAGGCAACATAGTCTATCTCGGTTTCGGAAAGAAGATCTCAAGGACTGGGCTTCACGCATCAATGGGTTTCGGCAGAGCAGAAAAAAGATACCAATTCTTCGATGAGCTCTTCATACTTTCCAACAATGGCAAGTATTCAGTCAGAGAATTCAATGAGAACTTTTTCACTGTAAAGATCGGAGCATTGCACGATTTTGGCAGAGGAACTTTGAAAGTCGATTATGATCCCATCAGAAAACAAGCTTTCTTTGGAGCAGGTGTCAATTTTTGATAAATAACAAAATATAGAATAGATGAAACACGTTAAATTATTTGAAGAATTTGACAGAGTGGAAGAGGCTCACGAAGATCTTCAAAACTACATGTTCTTCAGCAACTTAGAATCCATCAAGCGTAAATGCGAATCTATCCTCGCGATGGACTTCAAAGCTATCGATGAACTCCTCAATGCAGGAGGCCACGACTGGGCTGCAGATCACATTACGGTAGCCAAAGAAAACATCGATCAGGTAGAAAATTTCTTAGTCGGTCAATTCAAGGACGCTCACCAAGCAGAGCCTGAATTACCTGAGGTTCCTACGACATAAGAAAAACTTAAAACATTTAAAACCCGCTTCGGCGGGTTTTTTTTGTGAAACTTTTTGATTCTTTCCTTATATGATTAAAAACCTTCTCATGGAATACTCTATCAGCACTAGAAGAGGAGATGAGCTGGGATTCTTCATCGGACACAATCTAGAAGGATTGAAAAAGATGATAGAATTCTTGGGGCACGAGATCAAAGAAATAAAAACAGATGGGACACCAGATCAAACCGGAAGTAACCTGTGGATGCAAAGTACCGAAAGGTTGGGGCGAGGAGCTGATAATTGAGAACAATGAGCTCTACTGCGGTAAGCTCTTGATCTTCAAGCAGGGCTGTAAATTCTCAATGCACTACCACATGGAGAAAGATGAGACTTGGTACGTCGACAAGGGAGAATTCATCTACCGATGGATCGACACTGAGACAGCCGAAGTTAATGAGACCAATCTAAAAGTAGGAGATGTGGTAAGACAACGTCCAGGCCAACCTCACCAATTAGAAGCTCTAACTGATGGAGTCATATTTGAAGTATCAACTGAACACAAAGACGAAGATTCTTACAGAGTATGGAAAGGGAACTCGCAACAATGAAAGTTTGGGTGAATGGGACGTTTGACGTCTTTCACCCAGGACATCTGGCTCTGCTTAAATATGCAGCGAGAAAAGGAGAAGTCCACGTCGGAATAGACTCTGATCTTAGAGTGAAAGAACTCAAAGGACCTAATAGGCCCGTCTTTAGCCAAGAGCAGAGAAAAGAGATGCTTGAATCTCTCAAGTTCGTAGAGAAAGTCTACATCTTTTACACTGACCACGATCTCGAGAGGATCATGACTGAAGTAGATCCTACGCTGATGGTCATCGGATCAGACTATGAGAACAAGAAGATCATCGGCAGACACATCCCTCGCGGAATCTTGTTTTTTAACAGGATCAAGGGCATCTCTTCCTCTGAGATTTTGAACTACACATGGAACAACAGCGACAAACCCGAATGAAGATCACTATAATCGGAGAAAAATGCATAGACGAATTTGTCTACGGTGATTGCACTCGGTTGAATCCCGAAGCGCCAACTCCTGTCTTTATTGAGAATTACCGAAAGATAAATTTAGGGATGGCCAGTAACGTAGCTGAGAATCTCGTTAGTCTCGGTGGGATCGAAATCGTTAGAAGACACCAACGAGTAGAGATCAGAAAGACCCGTTTTGTCGATGAGACTTCTAATTATATCTTGCTCAGAGCTGATTCTGAGAAAAACGTGGATCGGATTGAGATTGACAAAGAACTCATAGAACACATCACGACATCTGACCTTCTCGTGGTCTCTGACTACGATAAAGGTTACCTACATCCAGAAGATTTGAAGGTCGTAGCGAGCTTCGCAAAGGCCTCAGTGATAGACACGAAGAAGCCTATCCAAGATATCTGGGCTCAAGAATTTGACTTCATTAAGATGAATTCTAAAGAGTGGAGCAACTCCGCTCACGAAAACAAAGAGAGATACTTAGAGAAAGCAATAATCACGCAGGGGAAAAATGGTGCAGTCTGGAATGGAAAGTCTTACAAGGGTGTGGAAGCAGAAGTGATGGACGTGGCCGGAGCAGGAGATTCATTCTTAGCTGGATTTGCTCACAGATGGATCAATTCAGCAGGTGATGTCGAATCTGCGATAGCTTTTGGAAATGAAATTGCAGCTCTCGTGGTCAAACGACGAGGAGTGGTGAATAAAATTGGAGAGGTGGCAGAGCGGTCGAACGCGGCGGTCTTGAAAACCGTTGACTGTAACAGGTCCGGGGGTTCGAATCCCTCCCTCTCCGCACTGGTTCCGTAGCTCAGTGGATAGAGCAACTGCCTTCTAAGCAGTAGGTCATTGGTTCGAATCCAATCGGGATCACAGGTCGTAACTAGGGTCGAGCCACATTTTGCCACGGTTACGAGTAGGCTCAGGAGGATCAGAGGTGGCCGTGACTACCCTGAGCCACTATATTTAGAGAGAACACTATATGAAAATAATCTTCTTAGATAACGACGGAGTCATTTGTCTCGGCAGCAACTGGGGATCACGCCACAAGAAACAGAGAGAATGGGGAAGAAAAATGTCCATGTCGATCAGAGAGCTTCCCGTTGAATGCCGCTTTGATAATTTCGATAAGAAAGCAATCAAGGTCCTCAATTCAATCATCGAAGAGAGCGGAGCTGAAATTGTGGTGAGCTCAGATTGGAGGAATTGGGCAAACTTAGAGGAGCTGGGTGAGTACTATGCTTCTCAGGGAATCTCGAAGAAGCCTGTCGGAGTGACCAAGAAGATACAGGAGTTCGATACCCCGGAAGACTTTCCTTGGCACCGGGCCTGGGAACTTGAGCAGACGAGAATCTTAGAGATCCAACAATACCTCAAGGACCACCCTGAGATCACACATTGGGTCGCAGTGGACGATTTGAGAATGGGAAAGACGGGACTTGATTATTCTGTAGAGTACAACCACCCTTGGGGATTGGAAAACTTCGTGAACACTCCGCTGAGCACTGAAGGCATCAAACAGAGCGGAATCAAAGAGAAGATACTTAACTACTTACAATAATGACTGACTATTCTGATAGAGACATTGAAGTCTTATTTGATGCTCTAGAAAACCCACCTTCACCGAATTCAGCTCTGCAGGAAGCTGCTCAAGCTTACTTAGCAATGACCGCAAAAACGATCTCTATAGCTAGTGGATATTTTAATCCTGTTCACAAAGGCCACCTCGAACTCTTTGAAAGAGCAAAGATGATTTCAGACATTCTCGTCGTCATCGTCAACAACGACCACCAAAGAGAGCTGAAGGGATCTAAAAAATTCCAGGACGAAGAAGAGAGGCTCCTGATCATCGGGTCTCTACGTACAGTCAATCACGCTGAGCTTTCGATTGACGAAGACAGAAGCGTAAGACAAAGTCTTGAGATGGTCTATCACAAATACAAAGAGATCTATCTTAATCCTAATCTCAAATTCCTCTTTGTCAACGGTGGAGATCAGTTCTCGAATAACGTAGCCGAGAAGGAAATCTGTGACAGATTAGGAATCGAAATGGTCGATAGCATGGGAGGAAAAATTCAATCTAGTTCCTCTCTTCTAAATAACCTCTAAAAACTTTTTGGAAACTTCTGAGCATGCGCTTAGTGAAACTTATCGATCTTCTGGCATAAAATAAACATGCCAACACCTAAAATCAAAAAAATCATTAAGGAATACGGAGATGCTACCGCGTATGAGATCTGGGAAGGTATTAGAGACAATTTCATTTTTGGATTCTTAGGAGCAACTCTCGTCGTCTTTATTTCAACTCGAGTCGACGCTGCAGTATTCATCGGTTACATCAGCTACTATTATTTCATGGGAAGAATAGTCAACCGGCCCAAGTACGTGACTTCTCTCGGAAAAATGATCGTCTTTCCAATACCTTCTGCTCTCGGAGCTTTTACGGGTTATAAAGTCGCTTATCTCATTCCGCAATTATTATGAGTCTACGGAGCAAAGAACTGAAAGCAGTATGGGTCCTCGAGAACGCGAAAAAAGATCGGAATTTCCACCTGCAGGAGATAGAGCTTCTTTATATTGTGGCTTCTGTCCTTCAGTGGAAAAAGCTCAACCCAAAAGTTCCTACTCATCTCATCTGCACGCCTGAGGTCTACCAGAGCTTTTGTGATCTGGATCTCGTTTATCTCTGGGACCACATCGATCTAGATGTTTTGAAAGAGAAGGATGAAATAGACAGGAAACCGTTTTGGGCCTGTTCGAAGATCAAAGCAATGCGAAAGATTTCAGCACCTTTCGTAATGATGGACAATGATCTCTTTCTCACTCGAGCAAATGTAATGACAGAGGAAGACTATAAAAATTACGGTGTCGTGGTTCACTATAAAGAACACGGTCCCGGTTACTATCTCCTCTCTACAGATCCTACGCTATCAGATCTTCCCGGGCTTTACCCGCCTGATGCTAACGGAGACTCTTTCAACGTCTCATTCCTTTACATCAGAGATGACGATTTTCGTCAGAAATATGCTGACACTGCTTACTCTTGGATGACTCAGCTATCAGATGGAAGAGAAAAGATCCACGGAGGTCACATGATCTTCTGTGAGCAGAAACTGCTTTATGACATGACGAAACGCGAAGGCGTGTCAGTTAAAGCAATAGTTCCTGATCTTTTCGATTGCACAAAAAACTCTTTTAAGACTTCCAGCGAGATCCAATCTTATCTGAACCACTTGGGTCCTAAGAAAAGAGGAGTTCGAGGTAATCCAGACCTTTTGATCAAATTGAAAAGTGATGTACTTTTTGTCTTAAAGGACTATTCTAATCTAAAACATATTTTCATCGCTCTGAAGAGAAACGATGAATTAATGGTAAAGAATGACGGTAAATTTTACTTGAGCTCCAAGCTGAATCCTTACATAGAGCCTTCACCTCTGAAACATCAAAACCGAAAAGAGAATAAGATATGTGTCATCTATGCACTTTGGGAAGAGGGAAAGTATCTGTCGTATCTCAAATACTCTCTCATGGCTCTGATCACTTCTACTGATGTCAGAGAAAGAGCAGATATCCTCATCATAGTGAGCGAAAATCTATATCATGCAGCGGTCCATTGTTTTAGCGGAATCTTATCCGAAGACTCTTTCGTAGTCGTGAAAGGCTTTAAAACTCCCAAATATGCTCTCCCCAACCACCCTAGAGTTCAGAAATACGACTATTTTATGATGCTTGATTCTGATGCTTTTTTTGTTGGATATCGCTCTATCTTCAAAGAGATAGAAGAGTTCTATTCTGATGAGTCTAACATAAATAGCATTTTCATGCACAAGGACCGCCCGAACGGTTTTCACGAATGGGGTTCCAAAGACGTCTTTTGGAGCCGTAAAAGAAATCTTTGCAATTCTATCGATGACGAAGAATATGAAAAAATCTTCGTAAAAAGAATGGGCTCTCAACGATTTGAAGAAATGATGCGAGCTGAATTTTGGTGGGTTTCTTGCATCATGATTTATACTAAAAAACATTTCAGAGAAGACAGTTACCACTCATTTGTGATGGAACAACTTTGGAATAATCAATGGTGTGATGAGACTGTCTTTATCTCATATTCTCACATGATGGGTTATTCCATCAATCTCATAAATAATTTCTTCGAATGTTACGATGTTTGGTCTCGAAAAAATGAGAGTCTGACTCTCTATCATCCGATAGTCGGCGGTAACACCACCGCGTATTCTAACGAAGAGATGATCGCAGACATTCAGACGAGATATGACGCAGCTGTAAAGAAAGAAACATTACTAGGAAAAAAGATATAAAAAGAAAAAGAAACATGGAAGACATACGTTGGGGATCTATCATTCCCCTCATCGGAGGAATGACAGTAGGAAATAAGACGGCAGCAGGAAATGATCCTAGCGTCATCGTATCATATCCTGCTTTCGGCGACAATGATCAGCATTGTCGAAATTATTTTCAAGACACGCCTTATATTACGATAGATGCAGCAACCAACGTCGCAGAATCTGACATCAAGAGCTACGGTAAAATAGACTTTATGAGCACCGTCTGTCCCTGCGCCGGACTGTCTCAATTAAATTCAGCTAAGAACACGAGCAAAGGTCGAGGCAGCGATGCTGCTCAGAACGAATGGATGTATAAAAGCGCATCTTTTGTTCTTGAACAGGTAAAGCCAAAAGTCTTCTGGGGAGAAAACGCTCCCGGACTTTATGGAAAGACCGGAGAAGGTGTGGTTGATCGTCTTCGCAGAATCGGTGAGGAGAACGGCTATTCTTTTTCAATGGTGAAGACAGACACTTTTCTCCACGGGATTCCTCAGCACCGCCACCGCACTTTCTACTTTTTCTGGGAAGGCCAAAGAGCACCAATCCTCTCATGGTACCGTAAAGAAGCTCCTCTCCTTGCGGACTATTTAGATCAAGTTCCTAAAGATGCCAAAGACATGGATCGATATTTTGGAATGGGTCCCGCAGAAACAGATCCCTGGTTCAGGTTTGCTGCTTCTGAAGGTTTTACGCCAAAAGATCTCGTGAACTCGCCTAGAGGTTACAAATCAGTGTTTGATTTTGTCCAAGACGGAAGAATCGATACAGCTATAACTTGGGCTGATGCCAACGAGGAAAAGAAAATGTCCAACTTTTTGCAGAGAGCAAAGAAGAAGCTAGAAGCCGGAGAAGGTCTCTGGGTCGACACTCCGATACTCTTTAGAGAAGCCACGAACTCTTTGATCGGAAGATACACTTCGATAGTCCATCCTACGGAACCTCGAGGCATCACAGTTCGAGAAGCTATGTGGTTGATGGGACTTCCTCATGATTTTGAGCTGAACACTACCAACGTCAATCACATCTGCCAGAACGTTCCGACGACCACAGCTGCTGATTGGACGAGAGAAGTGATCAAGTTCATCAGAGGTGAAGTAAAAGAATGGGGAGGCCATTTCGTGAAACAGAACAACATGACTCAGAAGATTGACATCTCTGAGAAAAAAGTAAAAGTCAACAGCGTGATATGAAGTGCATCTATGTAAACTGGAGCCAGCCTTTTCTAAGAAAAGAAAAGCTCAGAGGCCACGGTTTCAAGATCTTCAAAGACCTCGACAAATCAGAATACTTCAAACCAGTCTACGAGATCCTATTCACGATACTCTCTGTCGCTTATTGGAAGAAATACAACGGTACCGCAAAGCTCTACACTGACAAAGTCGGAGAAGAGTATTACAGAAAGATCGGAATCTTAGATCTCTGGGACGAAGTCGACACTCAAAAGCTTGAAGAATTTAATCAGCTAGGAATAGAAGGCGGTGTCTTCTGGACTTCAGCAAAATCATACTGCATCGCCAAGGAAGAAGGACCTTTCGTCTTTTCAGACTTGGACTTCATCGTGAGGCAAAAGGTTCCTGATTATTTTTATTCAACTCAAGTCTCAATACCGCATTGGGAGATCCCACGAGGATACTATTACCCCAGCGAAAAAGATCTCGAGTCTCTCACTCACTGGAAACCCTTCGAAGGATTTTCACAGAGGATGTTAGTCCCTAACACATCTTTCCTCTACTTGGATTCAAAAGAGCTCCAAGATCTCTATTGGCAGAGACACTATGAAATAGTGAACACCGAGAACGAAGTTCCTGAATGGGTCTGGCTTCTTTCTGATCAGGGAGTCTTCGGACAATCTATCAGGTCTTTAGATCTAAAAACGACTTCTCTCACTGACAAGATATTTTTATCAGAGAATGAAGGTTGGGGTAGAGGCGGAGAAGGTTGGGCCGATATGTGGCTCTTTCCACCCGGTGCAGACATGGAGAAAGAAAAAGTCGAGTGGGAACACGTCTGGCTGGCCAAGGTGGCTTATACATTCAACGAAGAGTTCAAGCAGAACGAGATCAAGCGCTACATTGCTGAGATCGATGGAGTCTTTCCAGAGCTCTCACATAAAATAGAATCCATCAGATGACGGAAGAGCAAAAGACTGCAGCTTTAGAACACTATAAAGAGAAAGGTTGGGCTCGGATAGAGCAGTGCATTCCTTCTGATTGGGTCTCGTGGCTTAGAGAACTATTCGTTAGAACGAGAGAAGAGCAGAAGCCTCTGCTGAGACAAGAGAAGCCTTACGGTTCTGGAACTTATTGGGAAGGCGTAGATTCTCTCTCAATGGTGAACGAAGATCTCTTTAAAATTTACACTAGCGATCTCACCAAAGAAATCTTGAACATCTTCTGTAAAGAAGCATATTGTTTCATCGAAGAAGCAATCATCAAGATGCCAGGTGAAGATTTTAGATACACTGAACATATTGATAGAGTAGGCGGGACTGATCCTAGGCTCTTCAACGATCCTCTTTACGATCAAATCACTCTCGCTTGGATCCTCACAGATCTCACAACTGAGAACGGGACTTTAGAAATAAAGGAGGGAGAAGAGTATCTGCCAGTCTACCCTAAAGCGGGAGACATCATGGTCTGGAATGATACTCTGTGGCACCGATCAGGGCCTAACCACAGCGAAGAGCCCAGAATTATTTGGATCAATTTCTTCACAATGCATCCTATCGGAAGAACCGAGGAGATTAACAAAGACTATTACGACTTAAAAATCATTCCATGACAGGAAGAGAAAAGCTGCCATACTTATTGAATAGAGAAGATCTAATCGGAGCCGAGATCGGCGTCGAAGAAGGATTCTTTAGTGAATACTTGCTTAAGACAGGTCTCTTCAGGACTCTGTACTCAATTGATCCCTGGCCTAATCGGTTTCCCGGAGTCTTTATCAATGGAGAAGATCTCGTTACGAGCAATAATGAAGAGACTTACACAACAGCTCGAGAAAAACTTGAAAAATACGAGGCCTCTGAAATCATCCGAAAGAGTTCAGAAGAAGCTTCAAAGGCTTTTGAGGACGAGAGCCTCGACTTTGTCTTTTTAGACGGAGACCACACCTACGAAGGCGTAAAGCTCGATCTCCAATGTTGGTATGACAAAGTAAAGAAAGGCGGAATTTTTTCAGGCCACGATTACATGGATTATGTGATGAATTGTGGAGGCGGCATCACCTCACATTTCGGAGTAAGGAGAGCCGTAGACGAGTTCTTCTCAGAAAAAGGCATACAAGTCTTTACTGTCGAGGAAATGGAAAGAGAGAGGCTGCAGTGGATTGAGAACTACGAGAGCTTCCCAACTTGGTACAGCTGGTACATAATAAAATAAAGATATGAATTTCAAAGACCCACTGCTGAAATCAGATAAAGACGACGTCTATTACTTAGCACCGATTCCTGTCTACATGAAGCAGTTCGATGATCACGACTTTCACGACAGAGTCTATAATTTCGGCTTTGAGACCCTCAATCCAGCTCAGAAGCTGATGGGACAGGAACTACCTGAACGCTACGACGAAGAGAGGCAGAGCACTTATCAACCTTGGAGCGATTCTGAGGTGGCAGAAAGATGGGTCGAGAACACCGAGTACAATCCAATCGGAAGCCGATACTCAGTTCCGCCCAACGATTTTTTAAAGACTAATAATCCAGACGTAGCAGTGATTAGACAGAGAATTTTTGATGGATTCAGCCATCTGTTGAATTCTATCGAAGTTCCTCACGACATTACTCAAGCAAAGATCACTGAGAGCTGGATGCAATACTATGACCCTTATGCCGGTCGCGGCCATCAGGCTCACAATCACTGCAGGTGGCATCCTTCAGAAGAACCCATGGTCGGATTTTCTGGCGGTTACTACCTCTCTGACGGCGATCCGATCAAAGACCATCCTTATAGTGGAGTCTTTTGTTTTCACATTAGAGGAATGTCTCATTTCATCAGACCAAAGAAAGGGCTCTTGGTGATTTGGCCTTATGACATCGTCCACTCAGTCAAACCATTTTACGGAAAAACACACAGATGCGTGATCAATTTCAACATACAACTCCCATAAAAGTAGTCCGAGCTTTTTGGGGAGAGAACAAAGACATCTGGGCAGAGATACCGAGCTCGCCTGAATGGGACGAGATCGTCTATGTCTGGGGAGAAGAGAACGAGAAGAGGTTGAAATCGATGGGATATGAGACAAAGCTCATGTGCACCACGATGACTGAACCGAAGTACAGCACGATCTATGATCACTTTGCTCATAAATTAGATACTTACGTCGCGGCTGAGGAAGATTGGGGAGAATTTCTCTTTCTCGATTGGGACGTAAAGATCATCAAAGAGATAGATGAGCGGTTCTGGGATCTCGTGAGGACCAAACCTCTTCAGTGTCCGGTTTACGGTTATCCGAAAGAATATGAGAGAAAGATATGGGAGCACATAGAAGCAAACCCTCAGAAAAAATGGGTACAAGAGCTCGATCCGAACACAGGTGACTGGGTTAAAGTCCAAAATGAGCAGCTCGAAAAATACAATTGGAATTGGGAAGACCTCCAGCTCGTTCCTAATGTCTGCTTCTTCTACTCTTCTTACACAGGAGTTCCGAAAAAGCTGAGAAAGATCTACGAAAATCAAGGTGTAAAAACGTGCATTGAAGAGTTTGCAGTGTGGATCTGGGCTGATTGTTCTCTCGATGAATTCATCGAAGAACACGAACCTTTTGTGATCAGAGGGAGAGAAGATGATCTCTGCCACTTTGACCTCGCAGAGGAAGAGACTATGAAGAGGATTAACGCTTACGTGAATACAAAAATCAAAAAAGAAATTTATCTGAAGCATCTATGATCACTCGAGTAATTACGCTGGGCGGAGAAAGGATGAAATCTTTTCAAGAAAGAATGGGACCTAAAATCCCTTTTGAATTTTTCAAAGGCTTTACGCCGGACTACATTTCCGACATTGAACCCATGTTTGAAAAGAGCAACATATATGAATATGCTCACGAAAGGAATCCAAGAGCAGTTATCGCCTGTGCTAAGAGCCACCTTTGGCTCTGGGAAATGTGTATCCGCTTAGATGAGGAAATTTTGATACTCGAAGATGATGTGACTTTTAGCGATGATTTTGCAGAAGAAGCGTTTAACGTTTTCATCTATAACTTAAACGATTATGAGTACGATGTCTTCTTTTTTGACGGAGATTGGGGAGAGAAGTACATAGTATCTCAGCCTCATCGCTTTCATTCAGGCTGTGCCTACGTAATGACTCCTAAGGGAGCTCAAAAGATTTTGGACAAGCTTGAAGCTGAGGGCTTCGATGAAGCGATCGATTGGGAGATCTTAAATTCACAAAACTACGGAGTGAGAGCTCTCGCTTTTGAAAGAGCGATCCTCGTTCCATCAGCTGACGAAAAATCGACTTTGAAGATATGATAAAATTGCACGACGACATTTTCCTTTTTGAAAAGATCTTGACCGAAGAAATAATTGAAGAGGGCCTGAAGATCGTATCAGGAGAATCTAAACAGAGCTACGGGATAGAAGAGGGTTCTCATTTCTTCAATCTGATAAATGATCTCTGGTTCAAAAAGATCGAAGATCCTCTGCACGAAGAATACTTTCGTCTCGTTCCTCTGCCTGCTGAGACTATCAAAGCTTTGAGAGAATTCACGAAGACTGATTGGAGAGATCTCTTCTTTCTCAGATACTATCCCGAAAACACTCAAGAGCTGAGCACCTACGTCCACGCTGATTTTTCGACTTGGACTTTCAGCGCCTGCTTCGTCAATTCTGAAGAGTATGAGGGAGGCTCGCTCTGTTTTCCTAGACAAGGAGTAAAGAAGAAATTAGACAGAGGAGATGTAGTAGTCTTTCCAGGTGGTCTGACTCACCTCCACTACACTGAGAACATTCAAGAGGGAGAGAGAATAGTCTTAGTCGGACAATCAATGCCTTATAAACAAGACCACAGATTGGGAAAACCTCTCTGAAACATTTGATCTTTTCACGATAAGAGAAATATGAAAAAATTAGTAGTAGCTCGAAGCTGGAGAGAATTTAAGACTCAACAGGCTGCAGCAGTATATAGCCTCTATGAGGTCTTTAAAGATTATGACGTGCACCTCCACTTGGTCATCAACGATCACAAGAACGAGGCTCTCATAGAAGCATTACGCAAGAAAATGCCGAACTGGAAGATCAACATTTACGATAACCTCTTCTTCGACGAATATGCACTTCTTCGAGGAGCAACTCCTGACCAAATAGCAGAATTTCCGAAATGGATGTGGATCTACCATCTGCTCCTCTATCATTTTCTGTGGCATTCTCATCGGGAAGACTATGTGCTCACCTACGATGACGACATCTTCTTCAGAGAAAGGCCGGAAGAAGTCTGTCACAAAGTGAATAATAAGATACCTTTTTGCATGGCAGATCAACATTCTGATTCTGACAAGCCGCTGATGGGAAAACTCGTACTACACTTCGGTAACTGGATCCACGATGAGTATTATGCCTGCTGGGGATCAACTTGGTCATCTAACAGCGGTTTCATGGGATTGGCCAACAGGGCCATCTTTGAAAATTTCAGCTCACCTGAAGATTTCAGAAAAATGTTGGACATGTTTGAGTACCGGGTTTACCGCCACGAAGACGACAACACTGATTGGAAAGACTACCGAATTCTCCTCCAAGAGCAGTCTTTTCTGGGGATTTTAAACAGAGCTTTCAGCAATAGAAAACACGCGGTTCTCATTCCAGAATACGGTTACTCGATCAATGATCACAGCATTTCTAAAGTCCACCACTATGTGGCGAAAGCAAAGCTCGCTCCTGAATTTCAACAAAGGATCAAATCTAAATACGAAGAACTCTTAAAATTTTTACAATGAAAATAGGAATCACATGCAGCACTTTTGATCTGCTCCACGCCGGGCACGTCATCATGTTAGAAGAATCTAAGAAACACTGTGACTATCTGATCTGCGCTCTCCAAGTCGACCCCTCGATGGCCAAGCGGACAGATGGCGTAAAGAAGAACCCACCCGTCCAATCTCTAGTCGAACGGTATCTGCAATTGGACGCAGTGAAATGGGTCGACAAGATCATTCCCTACACTACTGAACAGGAGCTCGAGGAGATTTTCATGTCTCTACCAATCAATGTGAGGATCATCGGAGAAGAGTACAGAGAAAAGAACTACACTGCTCGTGAGATCTGTGAGAGAAGAGGGATAGAGATCATCTATAATAAGAGAGAGCACAACTACTCTTCTTCAGACCTCCGCAGAAGAACGGCCGCAGCTGAACAGAGTAAAAATATATAGACTAGAAAATCAAGAATCTATGGCAATTCAAATAAATGCAAGTCTAACCTCTAGAAATAAAGGAGAGCTCACTGCAGCAGTAGTGAAGATTGAGAGCTATCGAATCAACAAGTTTGCCGGTTTGTACGAGTGTACAATAGCAATGTTTAAGGACCTTGAAGACGCAGCTAATTCCAAGCCTCTTTACAAAGAGGACATTTTCTGCGATATGTCGCAGAGAAGAGTCATGCCGAATCCAGTATCTCCACAACTGATCTACAACGGAGAAGAAGTCGAGTACCCGACTTACATCACTTTTGAGATGTATACTCCTGTCGAAATAGTGGAAGAATATGTAGAAGACGAGGTCCAGACAGAAACTTACAATACTTTCGATGAAGAGGGTAATGTAGTCCAATCTACGAGAGAAATCACAGTACCTGTGACAAAGACTCGAACAGTGACTAAGAACAAGATTGATATCGAGCTCATTGATGGCGATCCTTACGGCTGGGCATACAATAAATTAAAAGAGGCTCTAGGAGAAATCTTCGGAGCAGAAAATCTAACAGACTGCTAATGACTGTAGTATCACCTCCTTCTAGTAACACTAACGTCGGAAACGCCGGAGCTGGTGGTAGCACCACGGAGATCTCAGCGATCGCCTGGGCCACCTCGAGCATCAGCATCAACAACACTCAAGTGAACAGGCTCTACCCAGCGATCTCGTCTGGGACTCAGAGACCTTTTAGCTGGTTCCACGGCAAGAGCTTCAGGGTGATCAGGCTCGTCTATAATGGCTATCCTTCTGGATACGGTTATACTAACATGACATATCCTTTCAGCTCCTCAGCTACGCCCTATCCTACTCTAGATTACTCTTACCGATATGATACTTACAGCTACATCACCTTCCAAGCATTCGCTACATATCCGTACACTTTCAGTGCTTGGGCTCTAGGGTCTTCATCAGCTCCTACTTCAGAGATAACTTCTGCGAATCCGGTGAGCATTTACGTGGCTGATTGGCCTTCGACGGGATATTTTTACATCTGGGCTAAATTCGTCTAATGAAATTTCATCTAAGTTCGAATTTAGATCCTTGGATAGGATATTCTCTTCTCAAACACTACAACTGCTCAGACCACCGCTCTTGCGTCGTCTATTCTCTCTGGGGAGATCGTGGGTACATAACTTACCTCAAGTACTCTCTCATGTCTTTGATCTCATCTACTGACGTCAGCGACAGAGCAGATATTTTAATTTTCGTGAGCAGCGATCTCTACGAAGAAACGGTAGATTGTCTAAACGGAATAATCGGCAAAGACTGTTTTGTGAGAGTAGAGAGCTCTCAAAAATATCTCATTCATACTCATCCTTCCACTCAGAAGTACGATAATTTTCTCATGCTTGACACTGATTCTTTTTTCTTGGGACGAGACACGATATTCGAGAAGATGGAAAAGTTTTATGCAAACCCTGAGAACTCAAAGACGATGTTCATGGTCAAAGACTTTATCGATTCTAAGACTGCTTTCTGGACGAGAAAGTCGAGCCACTGTGAAGCACCTTCTCTAGAGAGATATGAATCTTTTTACAAAAAGTCAATCGGTGAAGAGGAGTTCGAGAAGATGATGAAAAAGAACTGGTGGGTTTCTTACGCAGTGGCCTACAGCAAAGAGCACTTCAAAGAAGAGGGTTACTCTTCGTACGCAGCCGAAAATTTTCAAATGGGCCAAGGATGTGATGAGACAGTCTTCCTGACTTGGGCTCACAAAAATTCATATGATCTGCGTGGCATTGAAAAGTTCTTTCCCTGCTACGATCAGTACATATCATCTGGAGAGTCAGTATCAGATTTTTTTACAGAGCAGAACATTGCGGCTCTCTATCATCCACTAGTCGGAGAAAATGCTTTGAACATTTGTAACGTCTTTCTTTTAGCCGAGATAGAGAAGAAGCACGAAGCACTTTTAGAACATTAGAACATGAAAGCAGTATGGGTCCTAGAAAATTTCAAGGGCGAGTTCTCGATGCCATCGATAGAGCTCAGAGTCTTCATCACCTCGGTGGTCCAGTGGAAGAGGTTCTATCCTAATTTTGAGACTGTTCTTTTTTGTACTCAAGACGTCTACCAATACCTCAAATCTTTAGACGCGGATTCCCTTTGGGATCAAATAGACACTGACATTCTAGAAACTGAAGATTCAGTCGACAGAAAAAGGTTCTGGACCGCAGGAAAATACAAAGTCATGAGGGGCCTCGATGCTCCTTTCGTCCTCATGGACTGCGATCTCTTTCTCACTCAGAAGATAGATGAATCCACATTCGAGAACGATCTCGTGGTCTGCCATCCAGAGAATGCTGAATTCTACCACTACTTCTGGCAGAAAGAGCACGTCTTCGAAAGCGTAGGAATCGAGAGGCTCCCAGAAGATCCAGAAGGAAAAGCCTGGAACGTGAGCTTCTTCTATGTAAAAGATCAGAGCTTCAAGGATCTCTATTTAGAGACAGCTTGGGACTGGATGGAGAGGCTTTCAAAATACGAAGGAGATGAAGAGTGGCAGAACGGCTACATGCTCTACTGCGAACAGAAGCTCCTCTACGATCTATCTCTGAGATCTGGGATCAAGACTCATTATCTGAAAAGCGGAATCTCTGATGAAAACCCGATTCACCTCGGAGAAGAAAAGAGGAGAGAAGACCTCAAAACGACTCACCTTCCCTTCCGAGAACACCAAGCTCGAGAGGCTGTGATCGGATCAGGATTCGAGGCGAAGATAAATGAAATAGTAGGTTGATTGGAAAGCCTTACACCTTCATAAAAGGGGCACTTAAGTTGGAATGTAAGCGAGGAGACTGAATGAAGTCAAAGAAATGCCAATCGTAAAAGCAGATGTCCACGCACCCATCTTCTGCTTTCCTCCTTTTGATAAATAATGCCCGATTCACAGTCGGGCATCTATTTTTTCCACTCAGTTTTCCGTTTCGAAAAAAATTACTAGATATGCATACAATAGCATTTATGAAAGCTCTGTTTGAGAAATGGAAAGCAAAAAAGAAGAATCGTCCGCTGAAAGTCGACGTCATGGATCCCGAGGAGTACTATCTCGGAGGAGAAGCCATGATCGGTCCCGAGATCCTCAAGGAAAGAAAATTGAAACAAAAAAGAAAAAAGCTATAAAAATAAGACTTTGGCCTGGTGGAGAAATTGGTAGACTCGCCATCTTGAGGGGGTGGTTCCAGCAATGGAGTGAGGGTTCGAATCCCTCCCAGGTCACAGATCGTAGGGTAGAGCAGATGGTAGCTTGCGAGGCTCATAACCTCGAGGTCGTGGGTTCGAGTCCCACCCCTGCAACCAAGGTCTTGTAGCTCAGTTGGTTAGAGCGCTTCCTTGACATGGAAGAGGTCACCGGTTCGAATCCAGTCGAGATCACATTTTATTCCTTGAAAAACCGAGTCCCGATTTCTATCGGGGCTTTTTTCGTAGAAGTAAACTTTTCGTACCCTTTGCATATAACTTGCATGAAACATTTTTCTTTTCATCTTCTTTTTTCTAAAATTGTTCAAGAATGAGGAAGATCAGCCTAAAATATAGATTGAGGAAGTTCAGAGTCAGATTTAGAAGAGTCTGGGACTTCGCTACTCTGAACAGCAAGCGGTACCGCTTGGACGGTGACATTGATCTAGCAGTGAAAATTGTGATCAAGATGATGGTCAAAGAGGGATGTGAGATCAGGTACTCACAGATGCAGGGATTCTTCCACCTCAATAGGGGTCACCTCTACGCTAAAATTTCTGAATCCACTGTCACCATCATCAATGGAAAATATGCTTATGAGCTCATGCTTCCGCCTCAAATAGGATACGACCTCTATTCTCGGATCAAAGCGACAAATGAGAGGCAGCTGCTTAGAGCTGAAAGAGAACACCGAGAGAGGATAGAAAAGTCACTGCAGGGGATTTATGAAAGCTTAGACTAACAAATTGAAATATGAAAAATTCAGAAGAAACTAAAGTCTATCACAAACAGATGATTGAGATGGCTGAGGAATCAAAAAAATTCATCAAAATTCCAGCAGATCAGATACTCAAAGAAGAGGATAATGAGAAGCTGGGAGCGTGGATCAGAGCCCAGATGATGAAGAAGATTTCAGACTGTAACGCACACATCGATCACGTCAAAAGTTTACAATAAAAACCAACCACATGTCAGATTATCAAGAAAGGCCGAACCGTAGTAGAGACGAATTCAGCAGAGAATTCGATCGAAGAGACGACACAGTTTCTCTCAGAGAACAGTTGAAAAAATGGGGGACGCCGGAAGAAAAGAAAATGATCGCTGAGATCGAGAGAAAAGAAGAAATTGCAAGAGAAAAGAAGAGACAGTACCGAGGAGACGAGCCTGAAAAACTCAACATCGTACCTGACTTTTCAAAGCACGACGTTAAGAGAGATTGGTAACTAAATTTTAAGAACAAACAATATGGCGTACATTGACGTAGAAGTAGAAGACACCATCGACATCTCGGTGCGGAAATTTTTCAGAGAGATGAGCGATTCAGAAAAAGATGAAATGAGAAACCTCCTCGGAGTGAAAAAGCCGATGGAACCCTCTTTCATCGATGACGATTTCGATCGAGAAGTAACAAAATTGGCTGGTAATCGTTGGAGACTCACCATCGAAGACGAGGAAACAGTATTAAAAATAGCGAAGAAAATCGTATGATAGGACTCACCGGGATCCACTCCTTCGTCACAGATCCGAAGAAAGATGTGAACCATCCCAAAAAGTATTTGGAGCACGTGCTCCTCACTCAGCTTCTCAGCGCATGGTGTTGGAAACAGACCAACGGTCCGATCCACCTCTACACGACTCCGGCAGATGCTGAATTTCTCGAAAGCATGAAGATGCTCGACATCTACGACCACGTAGATACAGAGGTCCTCTCTTCAGTGGACGACATTCCTTGGGACGAGTTTGGTCCGGCTTGTAAGATGAAGGTTGCATCATCGCAGAAGAAATTTCCTTTTGCGACTATCGACAATGATCTCATCTTCAGGACTCCTCTCGAACCACACCTCCTCAATTCAGATCTCACTTTTCTCCACCGAGAAGTCTTCCTCCACCGGAACTATCCTCCGCTGGAATACCTGGGGAAGAGAGAAGGTTATGAATTTCCCTCTTTTCTCTCGAAGCAGGTCGATCCGATCAATGTCGGTTTCGTCATCTGGACCAATCCCCAACTCCTCAGAGACTATTGGTCCTACGCTCACGATTACATGAGGGAGAACCGCGGCGAGAGCATCCAACCTGAATGGGCAGTTCCAGGACTTCCTAAGTTTTGGAAGAGCCTCTTCGTCGAACAACGGATGCTGCCGGCTCTCATCGAGAGGGACAATTACCAGGTGGTCTCACTCTTCCCACTCAGATACTCTGGAGACATTGATGTCTGGGTCGATAGGAAGGGAGAAAAGAAAGACTTTGAAAAAGAGCAGCAGGAAACCGGAATCGACTTCTACCACATGTGGGGCGAAAAGAACGTCTACTATAATTTGAATCCGCCTTTCTGCGGAGGTAACCAGATCAGGACTCTGTACAGGTTGCTTCAGACTGCTGATGAGACGAAAGACGATCAAGTCCTAGCTGCAGTCGATGAGATCGTGCTCTTCACGATCCAAAAGACTCACGCAATGGGGCTCGAAGATTTTTATGAGCTGAGAACATCAATAAGATACTTGTTAAAATGAAAATAATTACTCACACGAGCAGGACAGACAAAGAGTGGAGCTCCCTCTGCATCGAGTCCCAAAAAGAATTTGCTGAAAAGAGAGGAATCGAACACCGAGTCTATGAGAACCTCGACATCGACGGTAGATCAAGCGGATGGGCTCGCTTTAGAGCAATGCAGGGAATGCTCATCGGCACTCCTGTCGGCGAAGGCATCGTCTGGATGGATTCGGATCTCATGGTGATGAACCACGATTTTGATCTAGCAGCGATGGTAAGTGAATTTGAAGCTGACAAGCACACTGTGGCCTGTGCCTTTGCAGTCGGAGGCTCATTGGACCTCAGCCTCATCTTTTTTAAGAACGTGATCGATGCGAGAGTGCTCTTCGATTTTGGTTGGGATGTGGGCAAATCTGAAGCACAGGGAGAAAGAAGAGACAAGCTTTCATTTGAGCTCATGAACATCCTCTCTCCCAGAAGAATCCAATTTGTCAATCCGACAGGGCTCCTCTCTCACTGGTACCCAAAATCACCCATCGGTTTCTACAACCACCGAATCGACAGCGAAGAAGGAAAGCTCGGGCTCTTCACGATGAAAAAGCCGAAAGAGATGCTCGAGGGTTTCAACGACCTCTACGTTCCAGGGACCTTTGCAGTCCACCTCAGAGAGAAGGGACCAAGCCTCCTCCAAGTCTCAAAAGAGTTCAAACGTTACCGAGAAGGTTTCATGGAAAGCGTCATTGAATCGAGATCTCTGGCGAGAGATTTGGGACCTAAACAATAACATTCTACATGGTAGTAATATATGTGACCAGAAATCTGGACCAATACCAGAAGACATTAGATTACACGAGAAGCACTTTCGTTGAAGGTATTAAGTACCTAATTATCCCGCCGACAGAGGCTAGAGGCGAGGTTTTATTTCAAGATGCAAGGATCGAATCTCCCAGCACAGCTGACAAGGGTCTACAGGAGATTCTGTACGAAACTGTCTTATCTTTGGCTGAAGATGAGATTCTCTTCGTTCCAGAAGGCAGGTTCGTCTCACCTGAATTTTTTAATAGAAGCATTTCGAGGACTCTCTTCTACGAAGAAGAAGGAGATTCTTGGGGAGCTCTGGTGGAAAAAGGAGAGCTCTTCCCTACTGGGAAAAGACACTTCGATTGGATCAATCTCCAGAGCCTTGATCTTCCCAGAGAAGACTTTTCTCTCTTTCCTAGGATTGAGTCTCTTCAGAAAAAAGCTGCTCTGCCCAGGATCCTGGTCTTTGGTGACGAGAACGTGCAGTTGAAAAGCATACCTACGCCAGGAAGTTACGAGTCAGATGAGCTCGAAGTCTTTTCTGCTTATACTTCAAAAAACGCAAAGAAGCTCATTTCTGAGCTCGATCCTGACGTGATCCTCACGCTGGGAGAATCCTACAAGCTCTACCCTGAGCTCGAAAAGATGCCCTCTTGGCTGAAGCACCGCTGGATCCACGAGAACAAATTGAACGAGACGACCGGGCAGAGATGTTACGAGCACGCTCTTCACATAATGACTCAAAAGGCAGATGAGTATCCTCTGATCAGCATCATCACGCCTGTCAGAAACATCGGTGAGAAATTGAGACAGACTTATGAGTCTGTAGCGGCTCAGACTTGGTGGAACTGGGAATGGATCCTCGTCAACGACGGAGACGACGAGATCACTGATCAAATAGCAAGAGAAATCTCAGCACAAGAGCCTAGAGTGAAATACTACGACATCAAGCCTCGATCTCAAAACAGAGTCGGTGAAGCGAAGTTCAGAGCCTTTTCTCTTTCTGAAGGAGATTTCTTGGTCGAGCTCGATCACGATGATATGTTGACTCCCGAGGCAATAGAACTCGTGGCTCTCGCTTTTGAAAAATACCCCAACGCTGGCTTCTGCTACTCTAACTATGCCGAGGTTGACGTCAATTTTAACGACCTCTCTTACGGTGGAGATTCCTTTGCTTACGGATACGGTCTCTACACGAGCTTTCACAGAGAAGGGAAATACCACACCGAGCAGCACACACCTCACATCAACCCAGTCTCGATCAGGAGCAATGTGGCAATGCCTAACCACCTCAGAGCTTGGAGGAGATCGACTTATTTTGAGATCGGAGGCCACAGCCGCAGAATGTCAGTGATGGACGACTTGGACATCATCATCAGAACATTCCTCAAGACTGAGATCGTGAAGATCGATTGGATGTGTTATTGGCAGTTCTATTTTGGTCTCTTCTACAACGAGAGCTCGACTACTAACACGCAGAACCTAGTCCGAATGGACATTCAGAGAAGAGCGAGAACTCTCTGTAACATTTACAACGAGAGGATCAGGGATAGATTTGAGAAGGATTTCGACCTCATCGATTGGGCCTACGAACAGAATCCTAGTGATCCGAGAAACATTTCACCGGTCCACGGATCGGGAGAGAACAGAGTGAACTACGTTCTCGATAGAGAGACCATCGAGAAACACCTTTACTATAGAGGGCTGAAGAGCGTTTATAAAAGCTAGAGTCTTCCCTGAGAATTTACTGAGAGACAATCATTACGATCGATCATCATCCAATGACCGCCGATAAGACCGAAAATATCGAGGTGGTCTTTTACTGTCTCAAGATCAAAGCACTTACAAGAATAAATGTCGAATTGAAAGAGATATGGGTGAACGCTGTCCCAGATGTGGATGCTAGCGTGAGAAGTGGCCAAAGTCACTGTCCCAGTAAGACCTTCGTTGCCAGGAGCGTCGACGTAGACGGACGTAGGACCGCCGACGACTTCCATGTTTACTTTATGGACGAGGTCTATGAACCATTGGTTAAGTACTGAAGTCTCACGTGGAGGGTTTTGAAAGTAACCCTTGATGAGGAGATGCTGATGGAAGGGCACAAATGTGTCCATTAGATGTCTTATTTGTTTATATTTAATGAGAAATTGCAAAGAAAATGACATCTTGAGATTTTATTTTCTCTTTTCAGCAAAGATTTCTATCTTTAGAAAACTTTAGAAACATGACACTAGAAGAATTAAAAGAACTACCTGCACACACGGTGTTCGCAACCGGAATCTCTAACAGCCCAAGGCTCCACAAAGATCAGGTCCGTTGGGTTGCGAAGAGAGGCTATATTCACGACTGGGCAGTCTATTACTCAACTGCTGATAAAACGGTCGAAGAAATTACGAAGTGGGGCAGCAAAATCCACTCCTTGGATCTAGTTAAAGAACTCGTGGTTTGCGATGAGCCAATGATTAAAATGTACAGACAATGAAAAAAGCACTAGAGAGAGTCGGGATCTTTTTTCTTTTCGTAATCTTCCTTGTTTTTCTAGGCGGATTCTATCTAGGAACGAGATACACAGACAACAAAATCGGCGTTGATTCTCTGCAACACAAAGTCGACAGCCTCCACGACGAGAACTTTATAATTGGAGTCGAACTAATGAGATGGGAATCCACGATCGATTGGTACCGAGAAGCAAATCCCAAAGAGGCCAAAAGGCTCGAAGATTGGAGATCACAAAACACTGAATAATGACTACAAAAGAGATCATAGCTAAATATCCTAAGATCTTCCAGCCGTATGAAGGCAATCCAGAAAATGTGAACTGGTACGGAGTACCAAAAGGCTGGCTCTGGGTGATCGACTCTCTCTGCGCATCGATCCAGAACTATTGCGATTCATCCATCTCAAAGATGAATCCCGATTACGTAGAAGGGTCTGTCTACGATAAAGAAGACACAAAGACTCACAGATACTTACAGATTCCTCGAGAACAGGTGGTCTGCGTTCAGATGAAAGAAAAGTTCGGAGGGTTGAGGTTCTACACTGACGGACACAACGAGACAGTCGAGGGAATGATCAGAATGGCTGAGCAGATCTGTTCAGAAACTTGTGAGACTTGTGAGACTCGTGAAGGCGTAGGCTACACTCGAGGTTGGATCACGGTCCGTTGCAGAGCTTGTGCCGAGGAGGCCGGAAAAGAATGGGTAAGCACTGAAGATTGGAAAGCAAAAATAAAGATATGACAAAGACGAAGAAAAAGAAAGAAGAGAAGAAAGAGCTCAGCCCGAAAGAGATCGCTTGGAGCGTCTTTCTAGAAGACTACGATGATCCTGAGATCGAGAAGCGGTACGAGGGTTTCATCAAGAATTTAGAATGGAAGAAGAAGAGACACGACGATCTCGTCGGACCCCTCGATGAGACGATCGAAGAATATGAGGCATTAGGAGAGATCCTCTCAGGTCTGGTGAAACAGGGTCACTTTAGCTATGAGAATGACACTCTCATACCTAAGTTGAAAGAGCTCGAGAAAAAGGCTGATGAGATGAGGGTTGAGATCATGGGATTGAAAGCAGACTTTAACAAAGAACACACGCTGATCAAGAAATACGAGGACGCTGCAGAGAACAAGCTCTTCTACCACTGGAGGTATTTGAAAGCGTTCGATCCCGAAGTTCCAGTCTGGACAGAGTTCAGAGCAAAATGGTCTAAAATCTTTTAAAAAGTTTCAAAAAAGTTTCATTTTATTTTTTATGTCGTGTTTTTTTATTAAATTTGTATATCACAAAACAATAACACCACATGGCAACATTCAAGCTAAGACAGGACTACTATGGCAACAAGGACTATGGTAAACGCGCATTCTACCTTCTCGATGAGAACGGTAACCAAACACACGATTTCGTCTTTATCGACGAAGTTGATGAATGGGCGGATTCGATGAGATCGGAAGGACACACAGTTGAAATCGAATACTCAGAAGAATAACTAACACGGGGTGGTGGACAACCACCCCATTTTTCAATCTAAAACTCACACCACCATGTCAAGAGGAACAGACTTTAAAATCATCACACTCTCCAACAGAGAAACAGACGAAGAAGTAGACGTTTACGTACGTTACAGCTGGTACTATGCACCAGGCGTCCACACGATGCCTAACGGAGATCCCGGTTATCCCGACGAAAGCGAAATCGAGATCAAGGACTTCCACCTCAGCGAAGCACCTAACGATCCCATTCCCGATTGGGTCGACGAAGGAATGATAGAAGAAGCAATCTGGGAAGCCGGAGATGTCTTCACACAAGACTCAGATTACGATTTTGACTACTAAACGCTCATTCAGATGAATATCGAAATACTTTCAAACTCTTCAGCAGCTAACGGAACATCTTTTCACGGTCAGATGTTCTATGCTACACCGCAGCAGCTCACCGACATCTTCGGTCCAGCTGAATACATCTACAATGACGGGGAGGGCAAAGTCAACTTTGAATGGACTTTGAACTTGGTCGATCCAGAAACCGAAACTGAAAAGCCCTTCACCATCTACGACTGGAAAGAGTACAGAAGGCTTTCAATGGACGAAAAGATAGAATGGCACGTCGGAGCACACGACAGCTACACAGGTCTTCTCGCTCGAATTGCTATCATTGATGCACTAACTCCAAACGCTTCCTGATCTAACTCTTTTCTCCAAAGATAGATATGCCAAAGCAATAATTAGTTTTGGCCGGATATCGCATTACCAACACCTCAGGCATCGCTCTCAATACAGATAACGAGGGCATCAGCATTCCCACCACGAACAATGTGGCCGGGCTGAGGACGACCGGAGTACCAACCGGTTCAATCATCTTCAACACTGCTGATAGCCAGTTCTACGGTTTCAACGGAACGAGCTGGGTGAGGACGAGCACCTCTGGGACCTCGGGTTCTGCAGGGACTGCAGGTTCGAGCGGAACAAGCGGAACCTCAGGTTCTAGCGGAACTGCTGGGACTTCGGGTTCTAGCGGAACTGCCGGAACTTCGGGCATTGAGGGCCCACAAGGCATCCAGGGTCCACAGGGACCTCAAGGGCCTATCGGACCACAAGGAATCCAAGGACCTATTGGTCCACAGGGATTCCAAGGACCAGGAGGCACGAGTGGATCAAGCGGAACTGCTGGGACTTCGGGTTCGAGCGGAACTGCTGGGACGAGCGGTACTAGTGGAATACAAGGACCTCAGGGTCAGACTGGACCGCAGGGTCAGACTGGACCTCAGGGAAATACTGGACCTCAAGGCAACCAAGGTCCCATCGGACCGCAAGGCGTACAAGGACCGGGCGGAACAAGCGGTACTAGCGGAAATAGCGGAACTTCAGGAACCAGCGGTGGACAGGGTCCACAAGGTCCACAGGGACCAATCGGGCCTCAAGGCTTACAGGGACCACAAGGTGCCCAAGGACCTATTGGACCACAGGGAAATCAAGGACCAGGAGGAAGCAGTGGAACCAGCGGCGGACAGGGGCCTGGTGGATCTTCAGGAACAAGCGGAACAAGCGGAGCTCAAGGTCCACAAGGAGCCCAAGGGCCGATAGGACCGGGCACTGTCAGTGGAACTACTAATTACGTTTCTAAATTTACTAATAGCACTTCTTTAGGAAATTCCATCATATACGATGACGGCAGCAGTGTAGGCATCAATGTGATTCCTACAGCACCTTTACATCTCTACAAGGCTTCGAACGCCTTTATGCAGATACAGTCAGCAGGTGGTAGTTATTCCTATTTAGAACTCGCTACACCATCAAGCGGAAGCGGCTACATCATCAAAAATCTAACCACAGGAAACAGTGCTCTGAATAAGAGTTTATATCTGTGGAATGCCGATGGAGCAGTTCAATTCGTCCCTAGCGGTGTAATAGGAAATGCAACCACGGTCGATACAAGCGGCAACTTGGGAGTAAAAGTGATTCCAAGCGCATGGAGCCAGTTCTCCGTTTTGCAGCTAGGAGGAAGCACTTATGCTGGTGTTGCATCAAGTAACACTTACATCAACCTATCAACCAACGTATACTATGATGGCAGTAATTTCAAGTACATAACAAACGGCGTATCTACACGGTATCAACAATCGAGCGGAGAACACTATTGGTATACCGCGCCATCGGGAACTGCAGGCGCAACGGCGTCTCATGTTCAGTTTATGGTGTTAGATGATAGCGGTAATCTAGGCCTAGGCTCTGGCACAAACCCTGCAAACTGGGCAAGCGGAACAGAGAGCGTTTTACAGATAAAGAACGGTGCAGTTTACGGATATCAAAATTATGAAGTTGGCCTAACAGCAAACACATACTATAATGCTGGGTGGAAATACATCGAAACACAAACTGCTGCAATGATTTATATTGCAGGCAGCATGGATTTCAGAGTAGCAGCAGCGGGCACTGCGGGGACGGCGATCACCTGGACATCACCATTGGGCATAGCTATTACAGGGGAAGTTTCATTTACAGCTATTTCAAGATCTTGGTCTTATTCAGCACCTTCTACAACCTACAAAAATATAGATTGGGGAGGTGGTGGAGCACTATTCAGAGATTCTTATGATTCTTACCTAACGTCAAACACATATTATAGCACAGCAGGATGGAAAGCTAAATATACACATAGTGGTGGTATTGGTACGTGGAGAATGTTAGGAGGTGATGTTGCTTGGCATACGTATGATGGTTCTGTAACAGCAGGAACTGTGTATAGTATGACTGATAAGTTTTTTATATCTAAATCAGGTAACGTAGGAATAGGAGAGGCTGTTGATACGTTTCCTAACGGAGATTCACTGCTCATTAAAAATAGCGGTGTTTGGAATGTCACCATCGGTTTGCAAAATACAGGAACGGGCGGCAGAAAGTGGAACATATTCAGTACAAACGACACATTTAGCCAAGGCGGCGGAAAGCTGCTGTTCTATCACGCTACATCTAGTAGCAATCCAATGTTGATTGATGGTTCAGATAGAGTTTGCATAAATACCATTACTGCGAGCAGCACCTATGGAACATTGACGGTAGCCGGTGTAGGTATAACGATAGCTAATGACGGTAATGCCAAACTGCAAATAGGCAGATATTCATCAGGCGTGCCTAACTCTTATATTAAATTAGGAACAAGTTCCAATAGTCTTCGCATCACAAACAATAATGACACTGCTGATGTATTTACGATAGAAAATGGAGGTAACGTTGGAATTGGTACTACTTCGCCTGCATGTAGACTGCATATAGAAAGTGCATCGGCGTCTTATGGACAATTTAGAATTACAAGCACGAGCAACAATACAGGAGAAGCTAGCATAAATTTCGGTAGAACAGACCAGGCCATAGATAGTAGATGGACTGTTGGCCAAGGCGTAGCTAGCATAGGAGACAGTTTTGGATTTTATACAGGCGGTAGCCCCAAAGTAGTTATCAACACTAGCGGTGATGTTGGAATTGGTGCCACTCTACCTGGATCTAAACTAGACGTTAGAGCAGGATCAAACTATCCACTAATTTTAGATTCTACTCAACAATATCTGTTAGGTTTATATAGAGACGGAACGGCAGAATGGTGGTTAGCTGTTAGTGGAGGCGATTTGAAAATTCATGAAAATGGAGTAGGAGATCAAATCATTTTTAAAGCTGGAGGCAATGTAGGGATTGGGGTATCTCCAAACACTAAATTAGACGTAAATGGAACGGGATTATTCAGAGGTAGAGTAACACTGGGAGCAGGCATTACTACTGGTCAAACTTACGGTCAACTGAATGTTTGGGATACAGCATCAGGGAGCGGGTCAAGCCGTATGGCTGATTTTACCAATGGCACAGATGCTAACATGAACTTTTATGTTAGTCAAATTGGTGCCACTACTAAATACGCTGAGATTGCAAGCTATTCTACGCTTCCTTTAGTATTGAACAAAACATCAGGCGGTAATGTTGGAATTAACATTTATGACCCTGCACATAAATTAACCGTTCAGAATGGAGATATTGCAATAGGTAATGGTAACCAAACATCAGGTGACTTCTCTCAAGCTCAGGCTTTACATTTTCTGAACGAAACGACAACTCCTTTAGCTACCATCAAAGCCGTACGTGTCAATTGGGCTCAAGGACAAACAGATTTAACGTTCTCAACTTACAACTCAGGAATGAGTGAAAAGGTGAGAATTGCATATAACGGAGCTGTCGGTATTGGAACAACAAATTTAACAGGCTTAACGGGTAGTTGTCTATACATTAGAGCAACCTCATCCAACGTAGGTCAATCAGCAATTTCCATTCAAGATTACTTAGCTAGAAATCGCTGGGTGATTAACGGCCAAGACGGCGCAGACAATTTTTCTTTAAACATTTACTCTGCACCGAGTGCAAGCAATGACTTTACTCGAAGATTAAGAATCGGCCAAGACGGCGTATTCTCATTCGGCGGCACAGACACAACTTACAGATACAATTTTGAAGCAGGCTCGGTCTACATTCCAGGTGGTCAGGGTGGCAACGTAAGCACAGCTTACACTTCTTGGAACCAGCTCGTATTCGGTGATCAATACTCTGACGTAGCACGTGGCCCTAACAAAATAGTCACTTATGGTAGAGGCGGCGGTTGGGTCGCAGGTATCGGAATACATAACGACACTCAAGCTTATTACGCCGGAGGCACTCACAAATTCTACAAGTTCGATGGTACTACAGCTACTCTCAATCTGAGCCTCGACGGCAGCGGAAACTTAGTAGCCACGGGAGACGTTACAGCCTACTCAGACATCAGGCTCAAGGAGAACATCGACACTATAAGCTCGGCCTTGGAGAAGACTCTCCGTCTCAGAGGAGTCTACTACAATAAAATAGGAGAGGAAAAAAGAAGTCTCGGAGTCATTGCTCAAGAAGTCGAGGAAGTCATTCCTGAAGTCGTCTCTGAGCTCGAAGGATATAAGGGTGTCTCTTATGGAAACATGGTCGGTCTCCTCATCGAGGCCGTAAAAGAGCTGAACAAGAAAATTGAAGCACAAGACGAATTGATCAAATCTCTCTTAGATAGATAAGCCAAAGCAAATCTAGTTTTGGCCGGATACCGCATATCGAACACATCGGGCATTGCCCTTTCCACTGACAACGAGGGGATCTCAATTCCTACCACGAACAACGTGGCTGGACTCAGAGCCTCGGGTGTCCCTACAGGATCGCTGATCTTCAGCACCACAGATAACCAACTCTACTCTTTCAACGGAACGAGCTGGGTCAGAGCCTCTACCTCTGGATCCAGCGGAACTGCAGGAACTTCAGGTTCTTCAGGAACCGCAGGAACATCGGGTTCTAGCGGAACTGCTGGAACATCAGGTTCTAGTGGAACCTCTGGTCTACAGGGTCCAGCCGGGCCGCAGGGAGCTCAGGGACCGCAAGGCGCGACTGGGCCTCAAGGTGCTCAAGGTCCGCAAGGGATCCAAGGTCCACAAGGAGTCCAAGGTCCGAGCGGTAGCAGTGGAACCAGTGGTACATCAGGTTCTAGCGGAACTGCAGGAACTTCAGGTTCTAGCGGAACTGCAGGAACGAGTGGAACTAGCGGCTCTTCGGGCACAGCCGGAACTAGCGGTTCTGCTGGAACTGCGGGTACTAGTGGAACTCCGGGAACGAGCGGAACGAGCGGAGGACAGGGAGGTCTAGGACCTCAAGGTCCACAGGGACCTATCGGACCGGGCGGACCTCAGGGAAATACTGGACCTCAGGGACCACAAGGGCCACAGGGAAATGCCGGATCGAGCGGTACGAGCGGTACCACCGGAACTTCAGGAACTAGCGGTGGTCAGGGCCCTCAAGGCAACCAGGGTCCTCAAGGAGCTCAAGGTCCACAGGGTAACACCGGTCCACAGGGTCCACAGGGACCACAAGGGCCGGGTGGCGGGCAAGGACCTGGCGGTTCTTCAGGAACAAGTGGAACTTCAGCAGCTTCGGCTATCACTAACAACACAAACAACTATGTTGTTACTGCAACAGGAGATGGAACTACTCCTTTTAACGGTGAGGCTAATCTACAATTCAATGGATCAATTTTAACAGTAGAAGGTAATCTCCAGCAAAAGGGCAAGATCTACTACACTTACGATTGGTTACAAGAAAAGGATTTTGGATATGGGGGTGGCTATAAAACTTTAGCTATTGGGAGTTTATCTTCTTCTAATGTGTTTAGTTTAGCCTTCGGGGTAGACGTGAGCGGTAACCCTAGCGGATCTTTTTCAGGTTACGGCAGCGAATACTTTTGGAGAAGCGCAGGTTCTTTCAAAACTCCGAATTCATCTAATAACGGTTACAATCAGCTATTTGAATGGAATAGCAGCGGAGGAATGACTTTTAATCAAGCCGCTGAATTTATAGGAACGGTAACAGTCGGTTCTCCTTTGTCTGTAAAAAGTACAACTCCTTACATTCAATGGATAAATGCTTCTTCGACGAGATTAGCGTACATCCAACATAACGCCACAAACTTAGTTTACAATGCAGATACCGGAGTTCACGTATTTAATCAAAATGTAGATATTAATGGTTCAACACTAACACTTACGCCTGCTGCATATAGTGGTAATTATAAATCATTATTTGCCACTATGAGCAGTGCTCAAGGTGTGTTACAATTAGGTAACAACGGAGCAAACTACATCGTTGCGGGCAACAGCTTTGCAGGTGGGCAAATGCTTTTTTATGTTAATGCCACTTCAAGTTTTCTAAGTTCTGTAAATGGAACATTGGCTCTAACACTCTCCTCTAACGCAGCGGCTACCTTTAGTTCAGCTCTTACTGTTATTAGCACGGGTAATTTTGGTGGAGGTACTTTAAACGGAGCAGCTTTTATAATTAAAGGAGCAAATAGCACACCTGCTACAAGCGGCACTACGACAGGTGCTGTATTAAGACTTTCAAGCGGAACAGGACTTTATAATGTTCTTGATTTTGGAACAAATGAAGCATTAGATTATTCTTGGATTCAATCAACAAGAGCAAATAGTTTAGGTACTTACGACTACCTAGCAATACAGCCTAACGGTGGTAATTTACTTGTAGGTACAACTGCTAATTCAACATTTAAACTTGATGTAAATGGCACGGCTAGGGTGAGTGGTGTGGCTACGTTTAGTAGCAGAGTAAATGTAAATGGGGCATCAGATGATGCGGATATTGCACTGCAAACAGTTGCGCCAAGTGGGGCAGGCAAATATATTTATGTTGGTAGAGATTCTTCAGCTCAATGGAGATTCTCTGTTGCTTCAAGTGGAGATACTCAAATAGGAGCACCTCAATCAGGAGCAACATATAAACTACTTACATTAAGTAGTAGTGGGAATAACTTAGATACAGGAACAGTACTCAGACTTATTGGTAACTCTGCCCTTGATTTGGTTGACATTTCTGTAAATGATACAACTACAAGAATTTACCATCAGGAAAATGCAGCAGACGCAGCAAACGGGTATGGCAAAATTCAGTTCAGAACCAACGCAACTGCAAATGGAAGTTCCCCGACAAGAGGAGGCTTTCAATTTACTATCGGTTCAACAGATGCTTTATTCATTAATTCAATAGGTCAGGCCACATTTACTACAACGTCAGGGAGTGGCATAACAATTACCACGAACGATGTCACTACTTTAAAAATGACTAGTTCAGCCGGTACTACTAAGAATTGGGGATTTGCTACAACGAATTTAGCTGCTAGTGATTTTGGAATTTATCAATCTAATGCAGCAGGAGGAGATCCTATAAGCGCAGGAGCTGCTAAGTTGTATTTTAACGGAAACGGTGCAGCTACATTTAGCTCATCAATTACCGTCGGTGTAATACCTGCATTGAACCCCTCAGGGTTTGGATATGACCCCAATGGATATAAAACACTAATTCTTGGGCCAACAAATCCAACAGGTTATCAGACTCTCTGTATAGGCGTTGATGTAAGTGGCATCGCAAGCGGAGCTTTCAGCGGAGCCGGCGGAGAGATCGTCTGGAAGAATGTCTGTACCTGGATCACTCCAAACGCCGCAAATACTTCGTATAATACTCTTCTCAGTTGGAATAGCAGCGGTCAGTTTACTTTTAATCAAATATCATATTTTAGCGGAGGGTTAACTTCTCTCGGTTCGTTTGCAATAGGAGATTATACTCAAGGTACAAATACATTAACGTTCGCAGCATCTGCTAACGGTATCGCTAAGATAAACTTCTATGATTCTAATAACACTGAAGGGCTATATCTAAGAACAGATGGTGAGCAGTACGGAGGTACAATGACTCTTGGTGCAAGATGGGATGATGATGAGGCAAAGATTGTTTTCAAGATGTACCAAGTGTCAGCAGGTGCATCTTATAATGCAAGAGTTGGTATTGGTACAGGAGCAATTAATCCTCTTTCAATGCTTCACGTTTGTGAAACAGATGGAGGTAATTATTTAGGTTCGTTAAGAGTTGGTGGGGCGTCAGGCTTTGGTATAGTTATGGACTATACACAATCAGCTGCTACTACAGGAACGATGTATGTTTCTCCGGGTTATACATCAAATGACACTTTATTTAAGTTGGGTGCTGCAAGTGGTAATACTAATCAGTTAGTATTAAGAGGAAATGGTAGAATTGGTATAGGAACAGATGCACCAAGTAGCAAACTACAAGTAGGATTAGATGAAACCGCTTTTATTTCTATAGCTAACGGGGGTTCTGCTAACGTAACAAGTGGGATTAATTGGCTCTATGGAAGCGGACAAACTAATGGGGGTGGTATAGAAATGGGGGCTCCTTCAGCTGATAACTTTTATATGATTTTCAAAACAAGAAATTCAGGAAGTACTGCTGAGCGAATGAGATTAACGAATGATGGAAATTTAGCAATTGGAGTAACCTCAGCCCCGGGCAGATTGACTGTTGATTATACATCTTACTCGTCAGCACAAACGCCATTGTATGTTGGTAATACAGGATTTACTGCTTGGAATAGACAATCTTACGATACGTTTGTTTTACAACAAGATGATGTTACATCATTTAGAATGGTTGAGAAGAATGGTGAAGCAACAACCAATGACCAAGTATTGACATTAAGCATTGGTGATGGTTTAGGCGTCATTGCAACATCGGCACAACCATTAGGATTCTATGTAAACGGAAGTCCATCAGGCTTAGCTTATCAAGGTTTATCAGGAACGCAGGTCTTGAGATTAAATACAACCGGCAATGCTCAGTTTTATGGAGCATTAGACGTTGCAAGTACTATTAGTACAAGCGGTTCTATCGTTTCAACAGTAGGCGGAACTTCTGAACTTAGATTAAGAGGAGGCGGATATGGTGGAAGTTATAACACTTCACTTAGGTCTTTGGCAGGTGCGATAGGAGTTTTGCAATTTGGTAATAACGGAGGTAACTACATTTTAGCAGGTAACACAAATACGGGCGGTCTTTTAGAATTTAGAGTAAACTGTAATTCTGAAAGTATTACATCAGGTTCAAAGGTGTTAACTCTAAACGCCAATGCAACTGCTAATTTTGAAAGTACGCTAACAGCCGGTGGTGACATCGTAGCATACTCAGATAGAAGATTAAAGACCAACGTTCAACCAATCAAAAACGCTTTAGATAAGACCCTATCTCTTCAAGGTATCACTTACAATAGAACCGATGCAGATGCTGACAAATCGACAAAAATAGGTTTTATTGCTCAAGACGTTCTCGATGTTTTACCTGAAGTAGTCACTCATGATCTCAATTCTGATATTTACGGAGTCTCTTACGGCAATGTCACAGCTCTTCTCGTAGAAGCGATCAAGGAGCTCTCAGCACAGAACAAAAAACTTGAAGAAAAGAACAGAGAATTTGAAACTATTCTCAATTCTTTGATAAATAGACAAAAATAAAGCAGTAACATGCCAGCAATGACACAAGGAAACAACATGAAAGTAATCCAGCCAATTTTGGCTTGGTACAACGGAACTGAAACAGAAGGCACAGTCCTTTCTTTACAGTGCAACAGCGACAACCTCTTCAACCAGGCGAGCTTCAACTACAGCATCTTCTCTACTTCTGAGCCTACGACCGGCCAAGAGTACGGTTATCTCCAAGCGACTCTAGTCCAAGGTTACCTCACAATGACCGGCGCAGAGTACGAAGCTTGGCAGACTAACGACTACGCTTTTGAATGGGCAGCTGGAAAATTGAACCTCACTATTGTAGGTCCTTACGTTCCACCTTCTCCTAATCCAATGATCTAAGCTTAGATAGATAGCCAAAGAAAAAGATAAACTTTGGCCGGCTATAAGATTACGAACACCTCGGGAATCGGCCTCAACACCGACAACGAGGGAGTTTCAATTCCAACAACATCCAATCCTGCTAACTTGAGGACGACTGGAGTTCCTACGGGCTCCATCGTCTTCAACACAGCAAATAACCAGTTCTACGGCTTCAACGGTACGAGTTGGGTCATAGCTTCTACTTCGGGGACCTCCGGTTCGACCGGCACTTCAGGAACCTCGGGAACTTCCAGCACTTCAGGCACAAGCGGTTCTACAGGAACGAGCGGAACTTCGGGTTCGAGTGGTACTTCAGGGACCAGCGGAACGAGCGGCTCTTCTGGGACGAGTGGGACTTCTGGGTCTAGTGGGACTAGTGGAACCTCGGGTTCTAGCGGAACTTCAGGAACGAGCGGAACCGCGGGAACGAGCGGAACCACTGGGACGAGTGGATCTAGCGGAACTGCAGGGACGAGCGGAACTACAGGAACGAGCGGAACGAGTGGACCACAGGGCCCTCAAGGACCAATCGGACCACAAGGTGCAATCGGACCACAAGGCGCGACTGGGCCTCAAGGACCTCTGGGACCACAGGGACCGCAGGGACCGCAGGGAGTACAAGGACCTAGCGGAACGAGCGGAACTTCAGGCGCTCAAGGGCCTGGAGGATCATCGGGAACTAGTGGAACTGCGGGAACCAGCGGAACCAGCCCCGCCAGCCAGGTCACAGGTTCTGGAACAGAAGGTCAAATTGCATATTGGTCTTCATCATCAGCTATCACAGGAGAGAGCGGTTTGACATGGAACGCAGCTAGCGATACATTGTCAGTTTTTGGTTGGGTCGATTCTTACAGAAGATTCAGACTGTATTTTAACGACATTCAAACTCTCGCCGCTGAGCTCTATGAAGATGGAGCATCAACTAACGGTGGTACTTTAACTCTTTACGGCAAAGCGAGCGGAACCGTCGACACCGTTATTTCTGCTGCTCCAACTAAGCTGAACTACATCAACAATGCTGCCAACCTTATGGTCGGTTGGAACACTGATCAAGGCGTTAAATTTGCAGCTAATGGAAGCGGACTTTTTAGCGGAGATCTACAAGTAGGTAGCTCCAATGTTACGAGCGTTAGCCTTAGAATCACGAGGAATAATGCTACTATCCCTGCAGATGCTAACTATTTTGTGGCTTCAGCCAACACTCCTAACCATTCTTGGATCGAAGGCGGTTATTTTACAGGAGAATTGGCGGGAGTTATTACCGCACCCAATTCAGGCTACCCATATTTTGAAAATTGGGCAGGCCAGGGCAGCGCAACATCTAAATCTTTCGGTTTTGTAAATAAGACGAGCGGTACGTTCATAAGTACAGATTTTTTATACACTCTCAGTTTATTGAGGACTGGCCAGGTCAGATTTAATCAATATGGTTCAGGAACCTTCACCGGAACTGTAGCTTATAACCTCGCGGTCGATTCAAGCGGTAATGTCATTGAAACTGCAGGCGGTGTAGTTGATGGAAGCGGCACAGCTAACAGATTAGCAAAATGGAGTGATTCTAACACTCTAACAAACGCAAACGTCACAGACGACGGAAGCACAGTCAGAATAAACACTCTTCCTCTACTCTCTGATTCCAGGTTAGCAGTAGGAACTGCCGGTGGTGATCAGACTTACGCATCAATCTTCATCGGTGGAGCTATCACTAGCGGAACAAATCAATATGCACTATTATGTGATCCTCAGCTGGCTGGTACTGGAGACAATTATGCTCTTTTTGCAAATGCGAGAATTAAAGCAAATACGGCCGTAACTAACGCCTTTGGTGTTTATATCCCTTCAGCTGAAAAGCTATCGGGTGCCACTATAGCTAACAACTACGCTCTTTACATAGCCAATCAGACTAGTGGTAGCAGCACTAACTATTCGATCTATTCATCAGGTGGCTTGAATTATTTCGGTGGAATTGTAGGAATAGGAGCAACACCAGTCAGCGGTATTTCTCTCTACATAAAAGGAAATGGTGTAGACAGCCCTCTATTAAAAATGCAGGGCCTTGCGAACACCACTGCAATGCTCGGAGACACTACTACAGGAACCACTGATGTGGGTAATCTGTGGTTGTATAACGAAGGAACACTACGCATCAGATTAGACTCAGATACAGCAGGCACATCTTATATTAACGCCGGAAATTTTGTAGTAGGTTCATCATCAGGTAGCGGTTACAAAGTAGAATTTTTCGGAGGTCACGAAGACATTCTAAGAATACACAATACGACAACTACTGGAGATTCTCTCATTGCTTTCACTAATGCAGATGGAACTTTAGGAAGAATACAGGCTGTAGATGGTGGGGGCTTCGTCGTAGACACACCGGGAATTGATAGAACTAATTTTCTGATCGGCTTAAATTCGACAACGATACCAAATAATGCAGCAGGCCGTGGCAATCTTGTGGTAAACGGCTCTTCGAGCTCGATAATGCAGATGACTGTAGACGGTATCGAAAAAGGTTATGTGTATCATAACGGAGTCAACATGGAACTCTGGAACACTGCAGATGGAGATATTGCTGTAGGTGCTAACAATACGCAAATAGCTGCTTTCAAGGCAGCCACAAGCGGCCAAAGAAATTTTGTGGTAGGCGGTTCCACTGCTCTCTCAGCAGCTTCAAACAGAGGTAACATAACCATCAACGGAGCTTCTAACTCTATACTCGCATTCGGCGTAAACAATGTGTTAAAAGGCTATCTGTACAATAACGGTACCAGCTTCTACATGAACATGGGAGCTGGTGACATGATATTTGAAGGAGATACAGCGACTCCTTTAACTTTGAACCAGAACGGTTTTGTTGGAGTCAGAACAACTCCTCTCTATCAATTTTCAGTCAACGGTTCTACTGGTGGAATAGACTTTGAGACGAACAATAACTCGACTTCAGCAACGAGCATACTTTATACTGTAAGAGAAACTGGAGTATCGAGAACTATTACGACAGGCGGTTACACGTACGGATCTTCCAATCCGCTGACGATGGTTCTCACTCAAAACTCTAACACTCCGATTGGAATGTATTATTCAGCAGACAACGCTGAAGGTGCAGGCTTAAAAGGTTACAAGTCTAGAGGTACTGTCGCAGCTCCGGTTTCGGTGAACAGCGGTGATACCATCTTCTCAATGGAAGGTTGGGCTTTTCATGGTGCAGGTCCTAACCAAGCAAAATTCGGTGCAGGCATAAGATTTGTGAAAGATGATACTTTCGGTACTGCAAATACTTTTGCTCCACAAAGAACTGAGTTTTACAATGCAGTCAATACAACTACGGTGCAGACCAACGTAGTCATTTTTCCTAACGGAAATACTTCCATTGGGTCTACCTCATATTTCAGTACGTATAAATTGTATGTGGGTGGCATGATCGCTTCGAGCACCGGATTTTTACTCGACAGCGGACAGTACACCGGCGTAGCCGGAGTGCCTTATGCAGGTATGTTCATGACAGAATCTGCTTCTTCAGATGGATTCGGAGCTCTTCTTTTAGCAGCGAGAACTGATGCAGCTAGGCCGATCATCTTTGGAACGTACAACGGATCTGCCATGGGGGAAAGAGCGAGAATCACCGCGACAGGAACCCTCCTGGTTAATGCCACTAACGCAGACATTGGTGGATCGGTGACTGGGATTGCATTATCTTCAGGTAACAAGGTGCTCGTCTCAGACAACACTACCGGAATTGGATCCTTCCTTTTCTACGGGGACAGAAGAGGGACTGGTAATACTGGAGCAATTTACATGTTGGCTAGAGGCGGATTCTATAAAGCATCCATCGGAGTTCTAGGCGTAGACTCGACGACTGATGATGGAGGAATTACTTTTAACACTATAAGCGGTAACTCCACTGCTACAGAAAGGATGAGAGTCACTCCTAGCGGAGTAGGAATTAACACCGGCTACGCTCCAGATAATCCTCTCGAAGTTTTCGGTGCAGATAGCGGAATCAAGATAAGCTCGGCCGTAGCAAATAGACCTCAGTTGAGATTTGAATGTGGAACTACCGAGAACATGGTCCTCTCAGCCAACTCTTCTTATGGAGCGATCGGAGATTCTTCTTCCGCCGACAGATACATGATCTTCAGAAGTGGTAATGTGGGGATAGGCGCTAGCGCTTCAAACCCTGCAGTAAAGCTGGATATAGTTGACAGTACTTCAGCAGTGAGAGCTCGAGTAAAAAACATAGATGGTGCAGGCTCAGCGGGGTTAATTCTTAATCCTGAGGGAGGTGGCGCAGGCTCAACCGGGGATGCTACTGTCTTCTTCGACATGAATAACACTGCATGGGTCGCAGGAGTAGATAAAACTGATAGCTCCAAATTTAAGATAGCTAATGATGTTTACGGGGATTTTAGAGATTTTAATTACTTAACTATTCAGACTAACGGCTTAATAGGGATAAGCACTACTGCACCTGGGGAATATCTCACTATCGGAAGAAATGACGCTAGTGACGGAAACGCATACTCTTTAGCGATACTCAGATCAGGTACATCAGCCGCTCCAGGAACTTGGAAGTCTACACCGGCTATCAGAATCGAAGACATTTCAGGTGACGGTCCGAGCTCTTTTTCTACAACATCAGGACTACTTCAGATCAATACGGGTAGAATCGCAGACGCTGACACTTATGCTAATAACGCTCTGATGATCAACTGCGTCAACGACAACGGCCCGGCTTTTGTAGTCACTGCTAAGAGACGAGTTGGTGTGGTCCAGAACCAACCTTCTTATGCGTTGGATGTCACCGGTGAAATCAGAGCAACTGGAGACATCATCGCTTACTCTGATATGAGAATGAAGAAAGACGTCCAGACTCTAGAATCTGCTCTGGACAAAGTCTCTAAGCTCCGAGGTGTCAGCTACCGAATGAAAAATTCCGATAAAGACGATCTCAAAATCGGAGTCATCGCACAGGAAGTCCAGCAGGTCATTCCAGAAGTCGTCAGCGAAGACGATAACGGAAATCTTTCAGTGGCTTACGGTAACATGGTCGGACTTCTCATCGAAGCAGTAAAAGAGCTCTCCACGCAGAATAAGGAACAACAAGGAGAGATAGATAGTCTAAAGAGACAGTTAGCATCTGTCCTCCAAAGAACTATCGATGGCCGGATATAGAATATCAAATACTTCAGGAATTGCTCTCTCCACAGATAATGAGGGCATATCCTTTCCCACAGTCAGCAACGTGAACCAGCTGAGGACTTCAGGAGTCCCGACCGGTTCTGTCGTCTATAACACTGGGGACAATCAGCTCTACGCATTTAACGGAACAAGTTGGATCCGGGCCTCAACTTCAGGAACTTCGGGCTCGGCTGGCACTGCTGGGAGCTCAGGCACCAATGGGACTTCAGGAACCTCGGGTTCTAGCGGAACTAGCGGTACCTCGGGTTCTAGCGGAACCAGCGGGACTTCTGGAACGAGCGGTTCCAGCGGAACGAGCGGAACTTCAGGCAGCAGCGGAACCGGTGGAACTAGCGGTACTTCGGGATCTTCTGGAACCAGTGGGACTAGTGGATCCTCAGGGACGAGCGGGACCAGTGGAACGAGCGGGACCAGTGGAACGAGCGGCTCATCCGGGACTGCAGGGACATCAGGTTCTAGTGGAACAGCAGGAACTAGCGGTACAAGCGGCATAGCAGGGCCACAAGGTCCACAGGGGCCGATCGGACCTCAAGGAGTCCAAGGTCCACAAGGTCCACAGGGGCCGCAAGGTCCACAGGGTGGTGGAGGATCTGCAGGAACGAGCGGAACTAGCGGAGGGCAAGGGCCTCAAGGGCCTCAAGGTCCTATTGGACCGCAAGGTAATACTGGGCCGCAGGGTCCACAGGGACCTAATGGAACTTCGGGAACTAGTGGAGGGCAAGGGCCCGGTGGAACGAGTGGAACGAGTGGAAACAGCGGGACTTCAGGTACGAGTGGATCAGGTACGAGCGGTACGAGCGGTACTTCCGCAGCCTCAGCAATTACTAATAACGTCAATAATTACGTCGTCACTGCGACTGGAAACGGTAGTACGCCTTTTAATGGTGAAGCCAATCTCCAGTTCGACGGGAGTGTTTTAGGAGTCAACGGAGGGATCGGTGACACGGGAAACGGCAGAATAGTTAAGCCCGGAGGAGCCTATTATCAGACTAGCTCTTCTTCGGTAACAGGAGCTATCAAGATCAAGCTCCCAATTGCGAAGAACAATTCTTCGACGATGCTAATGTTTACTGTCAGAGTCTATCAATATACTACTGGCTATTCTCATGAGTTCATCATCGGAGGCTACAATTACGTCTTGGGAGATTGGTATAACATCTTTGCGATCAACACTACCGACATTGGAAGCAATTATACTGTCAGATTCGGCCGAGACGGTACGAGTGATTGCGTCTGGATCGGAGAAACTAACAGCAGTTGGACTTATCCTCAGGTCTTCGTTACTGATATGCAAGGCGGTTATAGCAACTACGATGATGTCTGGGCTACCGGATGGAGCGTCTCTTTCGCGACTTCCTTCGACACAGTAGAACAGAGTCGGACTGCAGCCTACGTCCTCAACAGTTCGAACTCTCCTTACGCTTACAATATGAACCAGAACGTGAGGACTACAGACAGTCCTACGTTCAACACAGTTAATTTAAGCTCTTCTCTGACGATCAACTATCCTATCTACTCTTACTGGGCTATCGGTCCTTCCGATAACGTGAGAACCGGCATCGGACAATATGACACGACCGCGATGGAGGCTGGAGTCGGAGGTCAATTTGTTCTAGGTTACAAATACACTTCAGCCGGAGATTATACAGAGGGCGCGATCATCAAGATGTACAAGCTGAATGGGACCTCTGGAGATTACAGCTCAGGCTTAAAATTCCAAGTCAGGGTCTCAGGAGACAGCTTGAGCACTAAAATGACCCTCGATCCCTATGGAAGGCTAGGAATCGGGACTACGACACCCGATAAGCAGCTCACAGTCTACAATTCAACTGCCGGTAATGATAACAGCGGCATCAGAATCGATAGAAGTGCAACCGATAGAGAAGCCAATCTTCAGTTCAGCACAGCTGGCAGCAATAAATGGTGGTTCCAGCTGGACAATAATAGCACCAATAATTTTTATCTCTATCAAGATACAGCTGGATTTGTTCAAACTTGGTTACCTGACGGCAAGGTAGGAATCGGAATCACGCCTAGCTATAAATTTCACGTCAAAGGTGGAAATGAAGTAGGCTCTAGATTCATAGTCACAGGGACTTATGCACCGATACAGTTCAGCGGAGACGATTCGACGACTATTGGAGCTCTAAACGCATATTCAAGCATAATTGCTTTCGGCCGGGGTACTTCTACAGGAATAGAAGCTGACATCGCAGTCCAATCTACGACTGGGCGCGTTGCGGTAGGAACTACTACATTCGACGCAGGTAAGAGAATAAACATTAGCGGAGCGTGGGCTGCCACTGTCACAGCTGACGGAGCCAATTCAGCAGACAGGTGTTGGATCAGAGATACCGCCAGCGGAGCTTATTTGGATTTTGTAGTATACTCAGCTGGAGGTTCGCCCTATAGCGATTCGATGGGAATGTTTGTCAGAGGTGGTAAGGATGCTTTGATCATGGCAAACGATGCTAACATTAGATTCGTCACCGCTGGCTACTCTGAGAGGATGAGAGTTCTCAATAACGGTAACGTATTGATAGGCACCACGGGTGACGGAGGTTACAAGTTAGATGTAATGGGATCGATAAGATCTTTAGCTGAAAACTCCCTTCTTGTTTCAATGTCATCTAATGCAGCTAACGACGCAGTTGTTGCTTCTAGGTGGACTTCCGGCGTAGGAATGGAGATGAGATACCATCCCAATTCGGCTGTGGCATTCTTACAAAACACATATCAAGTCACATCAGGACAAGAATTCGGAGACATTCGTTTCAGGCAGAACGTCGGAGGCACTATGGTCACCAGAATGATGATCAAAGCAGATGGCGGTAATGTCGGCATAGGAACGACACCTAGCTATAGATTGCACGTCGACGGCGGAGCTTCAGGAAATCCTCTCTTCGTAAAAGGCGGAACTTCTGGTTGGGTTATTTTTGAAAGAAATGGAAAACAGCTTTATCTGAATGCAAACTATTCGGATCTCAATTTATATGCTCAAGTTTCTCCCCTATCATCTCATAATATGGGATTGTCACTTTCTGCCAGAGAAGTCGTTGAAGATCTCTATCTAAACACTTCAGGCAATGTAGGAGTAGGTACAGGTTCACCTGATAGAAAGCTACATGTTTATACTGGAGCTCCAACCGGTGCTACAGGCTCATCAGCCAATAGTGCAATACTAATAGACAGTAACGGTAACCAATACTTAGAATTCAGGACGAGATCAGACAGTACCGGTATTATGCAAGGTCTGCTCTTCACCGACAACGGTAGAAACGGGTTCATGGGCTTCAAAGAATATACGGCCGCTGCTGCCAACACTTACGGAGAATCTATTCAGTTCGCAATCCAAGATTTTTCAGGTTCTGATGCAGGTAGTGGATTTTGGTGGGGTACTACGACAGATGCAGCCAACGGTATCACGACCCCGAGAATGTTCCTCAGAAGCAACGGTAACCTCAATCTGGGATATAGCACCGATCAGGGTTATAGACTCGCCGTGAGCGGTACAACTTATATCTCTAGCAGTTTCTCGGTCAACACCGCTTCTTATTCCACTACCTTTGGCGACGCTGGAAGTTCTTTAATTAAAGGTTACTCTTCGGACGGTTACACTGCAGCTTTCTACGGGCCGATTGGTACTAATCTCACGAATCCTTTTAGAGGAGGGCTTGTCATGGCAGACACGACTGCCCTCGCTGCTAACGTCGGAGGCCAGATCGCTTTAGGTTACAAGTACGATGGCAACGAGATCACTACAGGTGCCATCATTAAGCAGTACAAAGAGAACGGTAGCAGTGGGCACTACGGATCAGGTCTTTATATTATGGTCAGAAACACTGGGGAAGAAATAAATGTCAAATTCAACCTCAATCCTTCAGGTTCTCTCACAGTCAAAGGTGATCTCATCGCTTATGGATCCCCTTCAGATGCTCGTCTTAAGAACATCAAAGAGAAGATCCAAGATCCGATCGGCATCTTGAAGAAGATCAACGGCTACCGATTTGATTGGAAGAAAGAAGATCTCGTACTCAAGCTCAAAGAAGACATAGGAGTCATCGCTCAAGAAGTCCAAGAAGTTCTCCCGGAGCTCGTGAGGCTGAATAATGACGGCTACTATTCAGTGAGAGAAAAGGGACTCATCCCGATTCTCATCGAAGCGATCAAAGAACTCAATCAGAGAATTGAAGATCTCGAAAGAGATAGATAAGCAAAGCAAATCTAGTTTTGGCCGGATACCGCATATCGAACACATCGGGCATTGCCCTTTCCACTGACAACGAAGGAATCAGCATTCCTACCGCGAACGGGACTTCTGGTCTCAAGACCGCGGGCGTTCCTACGGGATCTCTCATATTTAGCACGAGTGACAACCAGCTCTACTCTTTCAACGGAACGAGCTGGGTCCGAGCTTCCACCTCAGGCAGCGCAGGAACTAGCGGTTCCTCAGGCAGCGCAGGAACTAGCGGTTCTTCGGGAACTGCTGGAACTTCAGGCTCTAGCGGAACAGCTGGGACCAGTGGATCTAGCGGAACCTCGGGAACTGCAGGAACTAGTGGAACCACCGGTCCGATCGGTCCTCAAGGGCCACAGGGACCTAACGGCCCACAGGGTTTTACGGGTCCACAAGGTGCAATCGGGCCGCAGGGAAACTCTGGACCGCAAGGAACTGGAGGCTCTAGCGGAACAGCTGGGACCAGTGGATCAAGCGGAACAGCCGGAACTAGTGGATCTAGCGGAACAGCTGGAACTAGCGGTACGAGTGGTACGAGCGGAGCTCAAGGGCCGCAGGGCAACCAGGGGCCGATCGGGCCACAGGGTTCGACTGGGCCTCAAGGAGCTCAAGGGCCACAGGGATTCCAAGGACCGAGCGGATCTAGTGGAACTAGTGGGGTTTCAGGTGCGTCAGGTACTAGTGGAACGTCTGGAACTTCTGGTTCTTCAGGAAATAGCGGGACTTCTGGGTCATCAGGGACAAGCGGAACATCAGGCTCTAGTGGAACAGCAGGAACTAGCGGTATTCAGGGACCTCAAGGTCCTATCGGACCACAGGGCAACACAGGTCCTCAGGGTCCTCAAGGCCCTCAGGGTCCTCAAGGCCCTCAGGGGCCAGGTGGTGGACAAGGACCTAGCGGCTCATCAGGGACAAGTGGTGTTTCAGGCGCATCAGGAACCAGCGGTACTAGTGGAACGAGTGGTGGACAGGGCCCAGGTGGTTCAAGCGGAACCTCGGGAACTAGCGGAAACAGCGGAACTTCCGGGTCATCAGGAACATCTCCAGATGCTGCTTTATACGTAGCAAAGGCCGGTGATACGATGACTGGCCAATTGATTATAGGTGCAGGCGGTATTGGGATGCAGAGAACGCAGAACAATAACGGAATTTGGTTCAATTCAGGCTCTGATACAAATCATATTTTATGGAATGACTACTATGGAGGGCCAACAACAAGAACGGGTTCACCTGGCGGTTTTGATGGAATAAAATGGAATACGTATAGAGGCATTCACATTAGAGGTGGAGCAGCAGGAGCTTATAATTGTATCGTAGTAACGAATAGTTCAGGAGCTGAAAACGATCACACTGTTTCTTTGTATGCTGCAAATGTGCTTAGGCTTCAGACAACAACGAGTGGAGTTAACATTTCGGGTAATCTTGTAAATACAGGGACAGTTACAGCAACATCTACGGGAGTAGATGGCACTTTTGCAAACGCTTTTATTGCACAGTATTCGGGTAATAATGCCGAAACGAATGCTATCCAAACGGCTGTTTCTTCTGCAGCTACACAGAGTGGATTTAGGTTTCAAGTAAGCGATGGCGGAGGCTCTTCGGCAAGAACGAGTGTAGTTGATTTTTTACGAGATAGGGCTAATTTCTATACTCGGCTTCAGGCAATCGGTGCTGCCGTACAAACTGAAGGTTTATTAAATATAAGCAACACCTACGCTAGCGGAGGTGTTTATTATCCCGCAGCAAAATTCAGAAACACTCGAGGAGACCACAGTTACGGAATCGTATCTGAATTTTCAACTGGTTCCACAGGTGGTGACAGGGCTACAGTTTTATTTTACAGCGATTCAGCTGCTCACAGCTGGCAAGTAGGCCAAGTAACAGCAGCCTGGGGAAATGGAGACTCGTTTGGAATCGGTTATAGAGCTAATAATGCACCGAGCACATTTTCTAATTGGCCAACTAATTACTTTACTATTGCTACTGGAGGCAACGTAGGTATCGGAGTTACTAATCCCCTGGCTAAACTAGATGTATCGGGCAGCATATATGTAAGAACAGGAAACGCATTATATACAGATTCAATAGCAGGATATAGCGTGGGTGTTGTCTCTCTAGCTTCAGCTACTAATTTCTTGGTGCCTTCAGGACGTATTACAATAGGCACAGAAAACACTACAGACGGTAGACTTCAAGTTAGGGGTGCAGGAGTTGCTGATGCGACAACTACTTATGGTATTATTCTTGATAGAGGGACAAAAATCGCATGGACAAATACTGGAAATGCTAGTACAGGAGAGTACATATATTCTCAAGCCGACAGCCCCTATGCTGTAACTATACACTCAGGCGGCTATAATGCTCTCGCATGTCCAAACACGAGTCATGTGTATATTAACTATGAAGCAGGAACTTGCTCGATAGGCAGCACATCATTCAGCACTTCATATAAACTTTATGTGACAGGCCAAATTTATGCTACTTCTGACATAACGGCATATTCTGATAGGAGAAAGAAAGAAAACATCACCACCATAGACAATGCTCTCGATAAAGTTTCAGGCTTAAGAGGTGTGTTCTATAACAGAATAGATGATGAATCTAAGAAAAGAAATCTCGGTGTCATTGCACAGGAAGTATTAGAAATAGTGCCAGAAGCAGTTTCTTACGCTGAGGATACAGACGAATACGGAGTGAAATACGGTAACCTGGTCGGACTTCTCATTGAAGCTATCAAGGAACAACAGGCGACGATCGCTTCTCAAGGTGAACGAATAAACAGCTTGGAAAAACTTTTGAAATCTTAAGATGCCTAACAAGATCAAATATAGCACTACAGCTGACAGCAGCCGAGCCTTAAAGAAGGGAAACGTTCTCATCGGTACGAGAGACCTTGAATACGGACCGACCTCAAGCACTGGTTATTGGAATGGGATCACTCCACCTTCAGCGTACACAGTCTACACCGTGCCTTCCAATGCAAATACGCCCAGCATGGTCACGCCTGCAAATGACACTCAGATGATCGCTTATGCAAGAACTCTAGGCGGAAATCCATCCACGATAGGAGACGCTCTAAGCTATGTTGCGGGACTAACGAATTCTATAGCAGTCAATCGAGACTATGAGGACATTGTTCTCGACAGTCTCGTTTTTGGTTGGGACGCAGGTTTCACAGCTTCTTACCCAAGAGCTGGAAGCACTGTCTATGATCTAGTAGGATCTTCTAACGGAACAGCAGTCTCTACTTCTTACAACAGTTCTAACGGAGGATCTCTGGCTTCTAGCTCAGGCTACATTAACATGGGCTCGCAGAATCTCCAGAGAAACTGGTCTTTAGAAGGCTGGTTCTATATGGTTGATAGTACATCTTTTGGCGTCTTTGGTCAAGGGACACAAGCTCAGAGCGCAGGACTTCACATAATTTACTCTAGCGGATCTCGCGGAATGATCTTTGGTTTATACAGCAACGATAACGATTACATGAATAATTATCGTCCGTCAGATAATGTTTGGTACCACTGGGTCTTTACTTACAACAATTCAACATACGACAAACAGTTCTATGCCAACGGAGTCTTACAGACGCCGGGATCGAGCGTAGAAACAGTTTATAGCGGTTCAGGCCAATTGAACGTCGGAGCAGCTTACGGCTCACCTTTATCTCTTTATAACGGTAGGATAGCAATCTCTCGAATGTACAGCAAGGTTCTTTCAGGATCTGAAATTTCTCAAAATTTTAACACTCAGAAATCTCGCTTTGGATATTGATCTTTTTCTCGATGAAGATTTCGCTTAGATAGATAAGCAAAGCAAATCTAGTTTTGGCCGGATACCGCATATCAAATACATCTGGGATCGCCCTCTCCACTGATAACGAGGGCATCAGCATTCCAACCACCGCGAACGTCGCAGGTCTCAGGACCGCAGGAGTCCCAACTGGGTCTCTAGTCTACGCTGTCGCAGATTCTCAGCTCTACGCCTTCAATGGAACGAGCTGGATCAAAGCCGACACGAGCGGCACGAGTGGAACTTCAGGCTCCAGCGGAACCGCTGGAACTTCGGGAACGAGCGGCTCGTCTGGAACGAGCGGAGCTACCGGAACGAGCGGTACTTCAGGAATCACCGGACCGCAGGGTCCACAGGGACCGATCGGGCCACAAGGAGTCCAAGGTCCACAAGGTCCACAGGGGCCGATCGGACCACAGGGATCTCAGGGGCCTAACGGCACTTCAGGGACGACAGGTACGAGCGGATCTAGTGGAACTGCCGGAACTTCAGGCAGCAGCGGAACTGGTGGAACTAGCGGAACTTCGGGCAGCAGCGGTACTTCAGGGACTAGTGGTTCAAGCGGAACTGCTGGAACATCAGGCGGCATCGGTCCTCAGGGGCCGACCGGACCACAGGGAAACCAGGGACCTATCGGAACTGGTGGAACGAGCGGAACTTCAGGCGGAATTGGACCACAGGGACCACAAGGTCCTCTCGGACCTCAGGGCTCGACTGGGCCGCAAGGTTTACAGGGACCGCAAGGTCTTCAAGGTCCGAACGGCACGAGTGGAACTAGCGGTTCTTCGGGAACAAGCGGGACATCGGGTTCTAGTGGAACTTCGGGAACTAGTGGATCGAGCGGAACTGCAGGGACGAGCGGAGGGCAGGGACCGAGTGGAACTAGTGGAACGAGCGGAAACAGCGGTTCTTCAGGCACTAGTGGAACTTCAGGAGGGCAGGGCCCAGGTGGAACTAGCGGAACCTCAGGTACGAGCCCAGCTAGCCAGGTAACAGGTAGCGGAACTAGCGGTCAAGTTTCTTTTTGGACTGGAACTAATTCTCAAGCCGGCGATAATAATCTGTTCTGGAATAATACTGATAAGAGATTAGGTATCGGAAAAGCTGGAGCTGACGCTAGGTTAGAAGTTTACGCTGGTACTAAGCCTCAGATAAGGGCAAATGGTGGTACTGCGATGGGAGGCGGCATCGAATGGTATACTGAGTTGTCAGGCACAGACAGAAGAAACTGGTCTTTTTTGACTGAAGACGTCATATCTGGTGATTTCAATCTTTTACGGTCATCTTCAGCAGGTGCTGCTCCTTCTATAGTGACTCTAGCTTTTCAAAGGACAGGATCTGCTGAATTCAAAAGTGATCTACAAACTCTCGGTAAATTAGGAGCCTCAGACAACAACGGACTTTTTCTGAGAGGCAATTCAGACGTCACACATAAACTATATTACACTTCTACTGGAACAGTTGGCATCATTCTAGAAATCAATAATAATTTTAGGATCAACTATTACAACGGAGGATCTCCAAGCACACCTTTTACTTTCAGTACCGGCGGTAATTTAACTGCAACCGGCATTACTACTTCCAATCGTTTTATTTCTAGTGCAACAGATAACGGTTCTGGCGAATACTACTTTTTTACTGGGAATGCCGCAGTGAGCAATAACTTGACAATATACGCGTATGCGAATAGTGTGTACACAAACGCATACAGCAGCTATCATATCAGAGCTAACAACACAGGAGGATCCGGAGGTTACATATTTCTCCACGGTGGCAGCGTGATGCTGGGGACTGCAGATGCGCCAGTCCTTCACAGCGGAACTCGGGGTGTCGTTATCAAAGGTTCTGCTCGTGGCATTCTGGAGCTCTGGGATGCTACTTCGGGTAAGTCTGTATTTCAAAATGTCGGCGGCGATACCTATATTGGACAGCTCGATAAAGGCACCGGAGCAGGCAGCACTTTCTTGCTGGTTAACGGAAACGGTTCAACCGCAGATGTAGCTTTAACTCTCACATCAACAGCAGCGGCCACCTTTGCGAGCACTCTTAGAACCAACGGTAACGTTGGAGTAAGAGTGACACCATCATCAGCGAGCGATCAGTATCTGACGACGGGAGATGCAGGCATAGCTTACTCTAATACGTATTTTGGAACAGGTATGGTTCGTATCGGAGGAGGCTCGGATCACGTAGATAATACAGTTCTTTCTGTGGCGCCAGGTGTCGTAGTTTTTGATAGACCTGGCATCTCGGGCGGTGCATTGAAGATCACCGGCACCGGACAGATACTGATGGGCACTACCGCAGCTCTACAGTCTAATGAAAAATTAGCCGTAACTTCAAGCACAAACACTCCAATCATTGCTCAATTCACAGGCGGCAGCACCAGCGGGTGGGCAGCCAAGTTTTGGAACAACGGCACAACAGGTGACAATCTCATAGCTGAATTTTTAACTGAATCCTCTCTTACGGCCAGAGGATCTATTAGATATGACAGAAGCGGTGATAGACTCAATATAGCTGGCGCTGGAAGCGGCTTATATTTCACAGGGACAGCTGCAGCCTTCTACACGACTACGGCCAATGACAACGAAGGCACTCTAAAATACGAAAACGGTAATACTGGCACAGGCGGAGCAACGAATGCTCAGTTGCTCGGCAAGTCTAAATTCGGCACTGCTCAGTTCATGGTTTGGGAGAACTACGGTATTCGTTTTGGTATGAGATCTACTGCTAACAGCGGTGCAGGCAGCATTTATTTCACTACAGGTACTGATGCAGTGAAAATGCTGATAGACAACGCTGGAAGCGTAAAATTCGGCAGTAACAATAGCACAATAATCGGAGCAGACGGTGGTTCTGGCTACATTTACTCGTATTCTTCGGGCGATCCTAAAATCTACATTGAGGCTAATGGTACTGTAGCTTTTTTGAATCCAACTGGTGTATTCATTGGTACTACTACTAGATGGAATAATGAGAGATTCGGTATACAAATAACGAACACAAACAACTGGACAAACATACCGTCCATGATAAGGCTTACGAATTTTACTAGTGGAGGTATAACTAAGATCACATTCACTGACAGCTCTATCATTGACGGTTGGCTGGGTATGGTTCCTAGCGCTGCAGCTAAAAGCTATTTTGCAATGGGCTTTGCCGGATATACTGAGCAAGGCTTTAAAGTTTATCAAAACGGTTACGCTTATGTTCAAAACAGACTAGGCGTGAACGTAGATTATGATTCATTAGGATGGAAATTACAGGTTGCAGACGTAGGCGCTAATATATCAGGAGGTGAAGCCATTTCAACCAGCACGATGAAAGGAGTCATGATAGAAAACACTAACAACGGTAATGAATCTATTGGAGTTTGGTTTAGAACAGGAAGCAATCACCTCTCTGGAATATCAGCTCAAAGAAATGACTCTGCTTCTACGTGGGGAACTGATCTTAGATTCTATACTCACCAAAACGCTACTTCTAGCCTGACTTCTGCCTTCCAAAGAATGATCATCACTTCTGAAGGGGCGATGGGACTTGGCGTCACTCCAACCAACACTGGTGGGAGATTCGAAGCTTCTAATGACATCGTTGCATATTCGTCTTCTGATATTAGATTCAAAAAGAACGTGACTGAAATAAAAGAGCCTCTTCAGAAAATCTCCAAAATTAGAGGTATCTCTTTTGATTGGATAGAGATGGAAGAATTCCATGGTAACAGCGGTCACGATGTCGGTGTCATTGCACAAGAAATCGAAGAAGTCCTTCCAGAAATTGTGACTACTCGAGAAAGTGGATACAAAGCAGTCAAATACGAGAAGATCGTACCTCTCCTCATCGAAGCGATCAAGGAGCAACAAGCTACGATAGCCTCTCTCGAGGCCCGGATAAATATGTTGGAATCAAAATAATTTTTGAAACCTTTTCAACAAACTCAAATATAAAGACTGAACAAAAAATTCTATGGAAAAGTTAACTCTGAAACTGTTTGAAATTAGAGATCTCAATGCAGAGATCAACGGACTGGTGAACGTGCAGACCGGAGAAAAAGTAAGAAAAGGTCTTCTCGATGAGAAGCTCTCTATGACTCAAAAATACTGGCTCTCTGATCTCGGTAAAAAAGCAAAAGCTCTTACTGACGAGGTTGAGCCTCTTCGCAACGAGCTGATCACCAAGTATGGAGAGAAGACGTCTGACGAGACGGTGGAGGTCCTCCCATGGATCGAGGAGAAGAACGAAGAAGGAGAGGTTACTGCAAGAAAGCCGAATCCTAAGTTCCTCGATTTCGAGAGAGAATACTCTGAGCTCTTCAACCAGGAGAGAGAATTCGAACACCGCGTCTTCTTCATCGAAGACTTTGAGGATGTGAAGTCTGAAAATGATTATACCATCTTCCGGAAGTTCTGTACTTCTCGCGAGGAATCACCCTTACAGGTGGTAAAGTAATTCAAGATCAAGGTAGAAAGAGGGAAGCACTTAAGGTTCTTCCCTCTTTTAGCCTCCCTTGAAAAAAGGTCGAAAAAAAATGAAACCTTTTTCGGCCACCCAATAAAATACTTAGTTCTTTGGAATAATTAACAAAAACCTTGATCTTGAAGCGGCTGAGAGAGCTACATCAACTACTATGAGCAAGGAAGGAGCTTAGGCTTCCTCCAAAAAATCTTCATAGCGGCGACAGCGAAGAAGAACCACTGGTCTAAAGTCGTGGCCATCGGGAGCCCTAACCGAAACCCTCTCTTAGGAAATTCTCAGGATTAACTCATATTCAAACCGAAGCGGCGAAAAGAGATACTTCTAATTGGACTGAAAAACACTCTTCTCGAAAATCCTCGGCTTGACTTCTTTGAAAAGGGCTGCTGAACAGTGTAGAGACACTTCTGCTTTCCGTTCTCTTGGGTCTTGACGATACTTTCGGCGAGGCCCTTTTCTTTTTCCGCCGCTTTTTACTATCTTTTACTATGATACACGTAAAATTCAGAGACACCGATCCGGACACCGGAATCATCACCCAGGACGAGGTGATAGTAATGAGCGAAAACCCCGACCGAGCCACCTGGGCCAAGATGACAATTGAAAAAGACTGGTTCGATCACAACCCTGACCACAACCGAGAATTCTACTTATTTGACACAGAAACAGAACAGGAATTCTAATATGGAAAGAAAATTAGCAAGCATCCAAGTGATCAAGGAGATCCTTCCCATCGAAGGAGCTGACGCGATCGAACTCGCAGTGGTCAACGGCTGGAAAGTCGTGGTAGCCAAAAATGTCGGACATCAAGCAGGCGACTACGTAGTCTATTGTGAGATTGATTCATTCTTGCCCATCAGGGAAGAATTTGAATTTCTCAGAAAGTCTTCTTATAGGAAGATGGGGGAGCAGGAGGGTTTCAGGTTGAGGACGATCAAGCTCAGAGGGCAAGTCTCCCAGGGACTCATTCTTCCAATGTCAGTCTTCGGAGATTTTAGTTGGACTGCTTACGAGGGTCTGGACGTCACAGAGAAATTAGGCATAGTAAAATATGAACCTCCGGTGCCGGCAGCTCTCGCAGGTGTGGCCAAAGGTCTCTTTCCGAGCTTCCTCCGAAAGACAGATGAGGAACGCATTCAAAACCTCGCTTCAGACTATGAAGAAATGCAAAAGCACTCTTACTACATCACTGAAAAGCTCGATGGTAGCTCAGCGACCTTTTACTATAAGGACGGTGAATTTGGAGTCTGTAGCAGAAACTTAGAGCTCCTCGAGACAGAGGAAAACACTTTTTGGAAAGTGGCTCGAGAGCTGAACCTCGAGGAGAAAATGAAGTCCCTCGAAAAGAATGTTTGTCTCCAAGGAGAGCTGATAGGAGAGGGGATCCAAGGAAATCCTTACAAGCTGAAGGGTCAGATAGTAAAGTTCTTCAATGCTTACAAGATCGACGATGGTGAGTACTACGATTTTCTCTCAATGGCAACTCTGCTCGACTACCTCGGTTTGGAAACAGTCCCGGTGTTGAACACGAACTACGAACTTCCACCCACCATCGAAATACTTCTCAACGATGCTGATGGAAAATCAAGACTGAACGATAATGCAGACCGAGAAGGACTCGTGATCAGAAGCCATGATAGAAAAATATCATTCAAAGCAATCAGCAACAAGTTCTTGCTCAAGGAAGACGACAGGCCTTCCAAGGGGGAACGCTTAAACTGGGAAAACACTAAAAACTAAACCAACTATATGTCAAGACTAACTCCTTTTTCAGACAAGAAACTCGCGGATCACGAACAATACCGTGAAGAGAGAGTAGAGAATTACATGGGCGGAATGAGCTACCGATTAGGTCCTCTGGAGACTCTAAGAATCGTGGCCGCAAGTTCCATCTTCGGCGAGCCACAGTACTACCGAGACGGCATCGGAGCTGAGAAGGCTCTAAAAAAGGATGCCAACGTTTTAGAAGTCTCGATCTTCGAAGATCTCGTAAAAGACAAGAGAACAGTCGCCGAAGTCTTTACCGAAGCGATCGACAGAGCATTAGATGCTGATTTTAAAGCAACGTTGGATCTTGCTCTCACTCTAAGGACTGAGTACATGATGAGGTTGAACCCATCAGTGATCTGGATCAGAGCCTCTCTCCATCCAAAGAGAGCAGAGTTCAACGAGAAGAATCCGGGTTACATGAAGGAGATTGGAAAAAAGATCGTATTGAGGCCGGACGACGTCACTAACCAATTCGATTATTATGCATACGTGAAAGGATCGAAGAAAGGCCTTTCCTCCCTCGTGAAGAGAACTTGGGCAGAGACTCTGGAGAGCTTCTCTCGCTACCAATTGAACAAATACAAGGGCAAGAAGCTGATAGATCTCGTGAGGATCTCACACGCTCATTCTGATGACATTACTGAGCTCGTAAAAACAGGCACTATCAAGGTCGAGGAGTCCGAGAAGACTTGGGAGATCTTGAGATCTGAGGGAAAATCTTGGAAGGAGATCTTGGAAACGATCAAGATCCCTCACATGGCCCTCCTCCGCAACCTCCGCGGAATCTTCAAAGAAATAGATAACAGGGAGATCTTGGAAAAAGTTCTAACTGATCTAAAAGCTGGAGTTCCTTACGGAAAACAGTTCTCCTTCAGATATTGGTCGGCACACAAAGCAGTCTCTTCTGAAGACGGAGTGAATTTCAAAATACCGATCCTCGATGCTCTCGAAGAATGCATTGATCTAGCGGTAGAGAACTCACCCAGATTAAGAGGCCGAGTAATGTCTCTCTGCGATAATAGCGGATCTGCATGGGGAAGCTGCAATTCAGAATATGGATCGGTCACCGTAGCAGAGATCGCGAACCTCTCGGCTTTGATCACCGGAGCCAATGCCGAAGAAGGCCACGTCGGAGTCTTTGGAGATAAATTAGAAACTCGTGGAGTTTCCAAAAGGAACGGCATCATGGCCCAACTGGAAGAATCGAATGCAATTGGCAACACGGTCGGACAGAGCACTGAAAACGGGATCTGGCTCTTCTGGGACAAAGCAATCAAGAACAAGGAGCACTGGGACACCGTCTTCATCTACTCTGATATGCAGGCCGGCACCGGAGGCCTCTACGGAGTCAATGCTGAAGACTATAAAGAGTTCAGACATAAAGACGGCAGACACATCGACGTCCTTGCTCTGGTCCAAAAATACCGAAGAGAAGTAAACTCAAGAGTGAACGTCTTTTCGGTCCAAGTTGCAGGTTACGACAATTCAGTCCTTCCGGGTAACATTTACCGAGGAGCAATTCTCACAGGTTGGACAGGCAAAGAATCACTCTACGCCCAGGAGATCATCAAAATCTGGGACGAAATAGAAAATATAAAATGAAAAAGTTTTTCGCTTTGATGAAGAAGTTCTATAATTTCCTCAAGCTGGTCGAGGAATTGAGAATGAAGTGTATGATAAAATCAGGCAGAGGCTATTAACTTACAAAATGCTAAAGCATGAGAGAAATAAAAAGGAAGAGCTCGAAGCTCGTTGATTGGGAACTCTATGAAGCAATCCCACAAGTCTACGTAGTCCGAGTCGAAGACTCTTACCAGAGAGCAATGCTCTTCCTCAGATACCAAGAACACTACGAATCTCCCTACAACAAGTTCCAAGGAAAGAGCTTCAACATTTTTGAGTTCATGGACCACTACCGAAAAGACCGAGGAGCCTGTGCTTTTCTTTATCCGAGCGAGTGGTCAGGGTACAACATACCGAGCAGCTCTCTTCTCAAATGTTACGTCGAGGTAAAAGACAACAACCCATACGATGAAGCAATGGGCGAAATCATCATCAAGATCTCAGAGGAGCTCCTCGCTGGAAAAGCTCCTGGGCAGAAAGCTCCTAAATTCTATCTCATCGGTGTCGACAAGATTGAAGGAGGAGTCATGGACCACGAAATTGCACACGCTCTCTTCTTCATCGATCCTCAATATAGAAAGAAGGCCACAGATCTCGTCTCAAAGCTCGCTCCTCGAAAAAGAGAGAAGATGGAGAAGATACTCCTCGGCCTCGGCTACCGCCCTCAAGTTCTAGTAGATGAGATTCAAGCTTTCATGAGCACTGGTCTTTGGCCTGGCATGGCAAAGGTCGTCACTGAAAAGGATTGTAAGCCCTTCATTGAAAATTGGCTTGACACCTCGTTAGCGTGTTCTCCCGATTTCAAGAGATAATTTTCTCTTCTCGTTTCATTTTTCTATATTTTACTATGAAAAGAATAATCATATTTTGTCTATTCCTCGTAGGATGCGTCGACAGGAAGGACTTCGTCGAAGAACGCATATCATATAAGATCGACTCAGTGGCTTATCACCCTGTCGGTTTTCCTAGCGTGGCCAACCTCGATCCCCGTTGGATCGCCTACACTGAATTCGGACAATTTACCTATCACCATCCGGTCGAAGTCGGAGACAGCGTTGAGGTGATCATCATGACTCCAAAAAGAGACACTATGGTCTTTGATCCGATATTAGAACACAGCAAAATAAAAGAAGATGACACCCTTAGATAGAATGATCGAGTACGTGAGAACCCGTTTCGAAATGGGAGAGGCTTTTGAGAACATGGCTTCTAACTTGAAAACCGAGGAAAAGAAGATCATTAGCAGAGCTTGGCACGACGGTAACATCATCGGCAGAAATGGCTGGATCAGAGAAGAGTACGAAACAGGAGAACAATACTACGAAAAAACTTATGGGCATGAACGAAATGTTGGAGGAAAATAGCTACTGGGACATCGACATCCTGATAGAATACCGAAAGAGAAAAAAGAAAGAGATCGATCGGTTGGAAAAAACCCTCTGGTCTCGGATCTGGAACTGGAAGAAGATCAAGAAATTGAAAGAAGATCTCGCAAAAATAAGATACGTATGAGAATCAAGATTAAAAATAAAGAGAAGGTCTGGATCTTCAGCGATCCACACTACAACCACAAGAACATCTGCAGAGGAGTCACCAACTGGAGGATGGCTGATGGTTCAGTTCCTGAAGCACAGACCCGAAATTTCAAAGATCTAGATCAGATGAACGCGGCCATCGTCAATAACATCAACGATACGGTAGGCCAGCAAGACATCCTCATCTGTTTAGGAGATTGGTCCTTCGGAGGCTTTGAGAGCATCACAGAGTTCTGGGATCGTCTGATATGTAAGAACATATATCTCATACTTGGGAACCACGATCACCATATCGAGAATAACCGAGATGACATCGAAAAGCTCTTCTTGGAGGTCGGACACTACGCCACGCTGGAAATTGAAGACGGTTACAAGTTCAGGTTGATGCACTACCCGATCTCATCCTGGGACGGGTTGAGAAAAGGCGTGATCCACCTCCACGGCCACTGTCACCTTCCGACTGATAAGAGGTTTGGAGAAGGAAAGAGGATGGACGTTGGCATGGACGGGCACCCAGAGTTCAGGCCCTATGATCTCAGAAGGGAAATCATTCCTCTGATGAACAAGAGGCCTATCGGATCAGAGCTCGGTTCAGAGGACCACCACATGGACGACATTAAAGGAATTGTAGGATAAAACTAATAACATGGCAGAAAAGAAAGAAACGATTGCAGAAGGAATGGGACTCAACGAAGAGTGGGCTCTCATCAACAGGCACCGAGCAGAGAAAATTCTCGAAGAGAATAACACGGTGTCAGATGCTCTACTGAGCATGGCTGCAGACCTCAGAGAAGAAGAGTTCGGAGGAGGAATAGAAATCTCAATCTATGAAAAGAAGCTCATAATGATGGGCTTCCACCTCGCTCAACTCATCATGCAAAAACAACAAGAGTCGGTGATTGGAGCTTCTCTACAAGCTCTGCAGACTCTGCAAGAATTGAGAAAAAACTTAGATGAATAGCATGGAGCACTTAAGAATCAACATACCGATCACGAAGCCTCTGGTCCTCATCGACATGGACGGAGTTCTCTGTGATTTTGAAAAGAGAAAGAAAGAGATAGAAGCAAAAGGCTTCAAAGGCGGAAGCGTCTTCAAGCACCCAGATGCTTACAAAAACTTGGAGCCGATAGAAGGTGCGATCGAGGCGTGGCACAAGCTCCAAGAAAAATACGAGACTTACATTCTGAGCACTCCAGCGTGGAGCAATCCAGACAGCTGGTCAGAAAAGCGGATCTGGGTCGAGGAGAACTTGGGCCGATCAGCTCACAAAAAACTGATCCTCTCGCATCACAAAGGATTGATCAAGGGAGACTATCTCATCGATGACAGAGAAGCAAACGGTGTCGGAGATTTCGAGGGCACTCACATTCATTTTGGTACTGAACTCTATCCTGATTGGGAACACGTTCTTCAAAGACTAGGCATTGTATGATCGATAACATTGAACTCATCAAACCTCTCCTGAACTTTGACAGAGAAGGAGACTTCTACATGCTCTACGTTTTTAAGAGAAAGAAAGACCAACCTGAAGGAGAGAGGGACAACCACCAATCAGTGAGGACGATCAAAACATATTGCATTGAATCAATAGAACATCTTGATCGGCGATACGAGGAGATCAAACAGCTCTGCGAAATGTTCAGAGCTCGAGCATACATTCACGTCCAAAAGCAAAACCACATGGACGTCTCTTTGGAGATGATGGTCTCTCTAGCTACAAGGATCAAGAACGGACAGACTAATCAGAAGGGCCTTTTTGATTCTGTTGTCGGCCAGATCAAGACTCAAGAAAAGCGTTGGATCGTAGACATAGACACTAAAGACATCGATTTGACAACTATTGTGTTGTGGATCGATACTCAGTGTAGGCCCGAAGGTTCTAAAGTCGAAGCTTTAATTCCAACCAAAAGCGGTTTTCACTTAATCACGAGAAGATTTGATGTGATGGAGTTTAAGAAGAGATACCCTGAGATAGATCTCCAGAAAAAGAATCCTACGTGTTTGTACGTACCTGATTCTCTCTAATTTTCTGGTGTCATCGCCTTTAACTATCTTTTAATATGAAAAAGAAGAAGACGATAAGGTGGAGACAGAAGCTGAACCGAGAAGCCGCGAAAGAACAGGGCTTCTACGACGGCAGGTTCAAACCGAGGATCGTCAAAGACAAGAAGAAGTGGAATTCTAAACGAGGCTCCCGTGGGTGGAGGCCTGAAAACGAAAACTAATGTTTAACGAACAAGAGCTTTATGAAAGATACATGCAGGTCTATGAAATCGAGATCAGAGAAACTTCTTCGCCTCTAGGAAGAAAGTTATTGGCCGAGATCAATATGCTCGAAGATCTTACTCTCGAAGAATTCGAGGAGAGGCTCAAAGAAGACGAAAAATTTAGAAAAAAATGGGGAAACGAACAGATTTTTTAAGAAGAGTAGAATGGATTTGGGAATTTTATTTTGTCTACTTTATCTTCAACCCAATGAAAATTCACAGATATCACGACTACATGTGGCAGAAATGGGGCTCTAGATATTGTAGCCGAGAAGAATACGAAAATTACAAAAAAACCATATCATGACACAAGTAGGTAAAGGCAGAAAACCCCTGTACAAGAAAAACCACAATGCTTTCGAAGAAAAGAAAGACGAGCTCATTAAAGTCCAATTGAACCACAAGACCTGGGTCTATGTGAAAAAGGACATTACAGAGAGCATGATTGAACAGCTCAGAAAAAAGTACACTCCACAATTAGCATAGAGCAAAATATATAGTAAAAATAGAAAAGAGAGTGAGATTTATTCAGACTTACGACGGCTTTCTAAACGAATCAGCCTTCATAAACGAATCAGCATTCAGGTTCCTCGGCGAGGCCAAAGAAATGGAGGTTCTAGTTGATCTAGAAGAAGTCGGCAAAAACCCATCAGATTTCTTCGGAGCATTCGACGGCATCTATGTAATCAACTTAAAGCAAAGAGACGATAGATTAAAATCGTTCAAAGACCAGATGAAAGCAGCAGGCGTCAACGCCGGTGACATAAAGAGAGTAGAGGGCTACAATGGAAAAGAGATGGCTGATAAGGTCTTCAAAGATCCCATGTATCTCCTCGATAAGTATTCTGATCTCGTTGACGTAAAAAAGCTCACTGAAGGAAACCTTGACAGAGTAAAGCAAGAACCTGGCTGTTATGCATGTTCTGAAAGCCACCGATTGGCGGTAATGCAGGCACAAAAAGACGGTTGTAAAAGACCCCTCATTTTCGAAGACGACGCAGTACTTACCAAAGCTCTCTTCACTCAGGGATCTAAGATGAGAGAAAGAATCGATTCTCTCAAGTACGACTTCCTTAACATGGGTCTCGGAGAGACCAAATTCAACGGAAGAAACTTTAACGGCAGAGGCCTCGTTCAGAAGCTCGTCAAAGGATCCCCTACAAAATTCCACGCATATTCAGTAGAAGAAAAATCGATGGACGATTTCATCAAAGCTTCTCTCAAGAACTGGACCTACCACGTGGACATTGTAGTAACTAACGAATTCAGAGACGGCGGAAAGAAATTCTACGCAATGAACCCAAGACCTTTTACTCAGCTCGGAGATCATTCAGACATCCAGGGCAAAGAAATCGGTAAAGGCGGTAAGGGTGAAATGGCTTTCAAATTCGAAGGCTAACATAAAATAGATCAATCTTGAAAGGACTTCCTCGGAAGTCCTTTTTTTGTGAGAGTTTCAAAATACATATACCAAGAGGGCAACCTCTGCAAAATAAAAACATAACAATGTTACTTAAGAACGGATCGAAGGGCACCGATGTGGCTGCTCTTCAGAAATTTCTAGGTCTGGCCGCTGATGGCAATTTCGGCCCAGGCACGGAAAAAGCAGTAAAAGATTGGCAGGCGAAAAACGGCCTCACTGCCGATGGAATAGTAGGACCTGGTACTTGGGCTAAGATGGGTCTCGGTGCTGCAGCTCCCGTAGCTGAGTCTGCGCCAGTTCCACCATCAAACTTCAAATTGGAGAAGTTAAAAGGTCACATTCCTGATGCAGTGATCGCACAGATCCCTGATACTGCAGCCAAGTTTGGCATCACCAACACTTTGAGACTTGCTCACTTCCTCGCTCAGTGTGGTCACGAATCTGGAGGCTTCAAAGCAGTTTCCGAGAATTTGAACTACTCTGCAGACGGTTTGAAGAAGATCTTCCCTAAGTATTTTCCAGGAAACTTGAACGAGTCTTACGCTAGAAACCCTGAGAAGATCGCTAACAAAGTCTATTCTTCTAGAATGGGTAACGGCGATGAGAAATCTGGTGACGGCTTCAAATTCAGAGGTCGTGGTTACATCCAATTGACGGGCAAGGACAACTACACAAGGTTTGACAAGACTGTGGATGACGACATCCTCGCAAATCCTGATCTCGTGGCTACTAAGTATCCTCTTTCTTCAGCTGCATTCTTCTTCAACTCAAACGGGCTCTGGTCCATTTGTGATAAAGGAGCAGACGAAGCGACAGTGACGGCAGTGACCAAGAGAGTCAACGGCGGCACGATCGGTCTCGCTGACCGCATCAAGCACTTCAAAGAGTACTATCACCTACTCGCATGATAAATAAGAAAGAGCGGTAATAAACTTACCGCTCTTTTACAATAAAAGAACTATGAAAAATCTTTTAATCTTCGAGGACTTCTCGAAAACATACGGAGAAAAGATCACTCTCGATCAATTCAGATCTATCAAACCTGGAAGCACTGTCACTTATTTAGGTTCAAAATACGAAGTTGTCAAAAATGACGGCTTTGTTCTCTCTTTAAAGAACGAGAGAAGCAGCTTTACCGTCAACTACAGCATGTTCAACCACGGTGGCTTCATCAAAAACAGCTAAGCAATGAAAAGCAAAGACTTCAAAGAGCTCGAAAAAATAGTTCTCAAGCATTTCCCAAACGCAAGATGGGACGAAAAAACTCTTAAGTGGAGCGCAGAGACGAAACCTAATCCAAAAGATTCTTGGGACGAACCTGAGGCTCTACGGAAATTTGACGCAGAAGCATCGAAGAAATTTTATTCTAAGATGTCAGGAAGCTCATGGGACAACGAGGGTAACATCACCATCGGCGTCAGATCTCTCTTTGAGGATCACGTCCTCACCTTTGCTGGCTTCTTGAACGAGAAGAAACCGGCCGGAGCTCCCGATTGGCACGATTCAGACGCCCCTGACGCAGAAGGTCGTTTCAGAGATCTAGGCATCAAGGACCTAGCAGCTTGGTTGATCAAGACTCGAAAGAAAGACGTGAAGAAGATCAGCGGCAGCATCACTCAACAGATAGTCTTCAACCGCAAGAGAGATCCTGAATATGCAGATAAGATGGAGAAGGTGAGAAAAGAAGTCTATAAACAATTGGGAAGAGAAGATCTTCTCGACGAGGAATTCATAACGGAGGCTGCTTCTAACCCTCTCGTTGACAAAGTTTTGGAAGCTCTAGAGTCTACCATCGTTGACATGGTTAACAAGACTGAAAAGTTCTACACTGAGAAAGGTTTGAATTTTACAGCTTTTGATAGAGAGCTCACAAGGCTCACCGTCATCTACGATCTGCTTAGATCAATCGAGGCTTACACCCTGCCTACTGACACTCTCATCTCAATCAACCCTAGAACCTCTGGTAAAGGTAACATCGAGATCTATGGAAAGTTGCAGAGGGGAGAAGACACCTACACATTTGAGACTGAGGCGATCATCGCAGGAGGCTACAACATTCAAAGAGCACACTACAGATACATTACTAAGACGAACTTACCGAAGACCGGTAGAAGCGAAAAAGCCACTGAATACTCTGACAGGATCAAGAAGATGAGCAAGCTCGAAAAGCTGAACCAAGAGATCAGAACCTGGGAAGAGCGGATGAAGAAGAACGAAGAACACATCGCTTGGGCACAGTCTCTTACTTACGATGAGGTCCTCAAGAGATACCGAGACGGAGAAAACTCGAGTCGGACAAAGATAAAAGACGATCCAACTTGGGAAGAGATCGTAAAAAACGGAGCTGACAAGAACTACGATTACGACAGGAACAAGTACGAACAATCAAAGGCAGAATTCCGCCAGAGCAACATAGACTTTTGGAAGTTGCAAAACATCAAATGGAAGCAGCAGGACAACGTCACCGGAGCAAAGAGAATTGCAGACCTTAACAAGAAAATCGAAGCCGCAATCTGATGTTAGAAGATTTAGAAGAGACCGACTGGGACGAGGCGAGAAAGTATTTCAATTTGGCAATAGAGGCTCTAAACTGGAGCCTCGTATTGCAATGCTTCCAACAGACAAGCATGGTCTGGAGAGATCCGGACAGCGAGACCATTAGAATACCTAACCGAGAAGACCTTGAGAAGGAACTCGAAGACGTCTTCGCAGAGATGATGGAGGACGAGCTCACAGAATGCCAGATCGGTCCCTGGATAGTCAGGATCGAAAACGTGTTAGATCTCGGAACAGAAGTCGAGATCATTTTTACTCCGACTTCTTCTTACGTGATGGACTACGAAGGTTCTGAGAAGGAGATGAGAAAGTGGATCAACAACCACGCAATCAAGGACGTGCTCGCTGAAGACCTCAAAGTTGCACTAAGACACTGTGAAGAGTCTGAAAATTACGAGTGGGCTCGTAAGATACAGAAAGAGATCAAAAGAAGAGAGAAGATCGATTCTAAGAAGAGTTAGAAACTTTACCCACAGACAGAATATAAGAACAATGATATACTACAAAATCCCTGGATGGTTCGACTTTCAAGATATTTACGATTTTGCAATCGATAGATCTTCTGACGGAGCAAAATTCTTAGAAATCGGAAGTTGGTTTGGAAGAAGCTCATGTTACATGGGTGAGAGAATCCTCCAATCTGGCAAAAAGATCACTCACTATTCTGTAGATCTCTGGAACCACCCAGGCCACGAAGCCATGGGGCACCACGAGACGATCCAAAAAAGAGGCGGGACAATGCTCTCTGCTTTTAGGTCTTACATGGAAGAAGCAGGCGTCTCACACATCGTCAATCCTATTCAAGGAAACTCACACCAAGTCCACGAGAACTTTGAGAATGAGAGCCTAGACTTCATTTACGTCGACGGCGACCACAGCTGGGACGGTGTAAAGAATGATATTGTTTTTTGGTGGCCAAAGTTGAAACCGGGAGGTGTCATGGCAGGCCATGATTATTTTGAGTACGGATCTTACACAGATGCCGGCAGAGCAGTCGATTTCTGCTTCAACCTGGATAACCGCGGTTTCTCTCAGAAAGCCCACATCAGGAACGGATCGTGGATGATGGAAAAGACTCTGACCGGTGACTTCGGCAGATTTGGACCAGCCGCGATGGACCGCGAGGAAAAAATCTAAAAATAGTTCTCACTTTATTTTCTCTTTTCGTCTTTTTTGATTAGATTAGTAATGGGTCGGTACAGACTAACCCATAAAATAATCATACCCAGCATTGATGAAATTGAACACCACCGAGACTTGTCTTCCCAAAAATGTGCGGAAGACAATAGAAGAGATGTACGATTTTTTGGACAGAAGGGACGAGGAAGGATTGAGCTTTTTCGATGAAGCCGAGATGCACGACAGAAAAGTCTGCTCTTGGGTCCTCGAAGATTTAATGGCTCCAATGTGCATTAAGAATTGGATTCAGCACGGAGATCCCAGCCTCACTAGATCACAGGCCGGAAAATTGTTAGAGAGAATTCCTCTCCTCTACACATTTCACACACTAAAAATGAAAGGGCTGATGGACAGCATGGAGAACGAGAAGGGAGAAGAGATCTACTTCCTCTCAGAAAAAGGCAAAGAGTTCGGACGCCTCATGGAATGGAACAAAAAAACAAAGACATGATAAAGAACCTAGCCATTTTCTTAGCGACCGGCACCCTGGCACTGGCAGCATTCATCCTCCTCGAGAGAAAAGCCGAAAAGAAACCCGGCACCAAGTTCTCGAGGTGGTGGAGAAAGCACATTGTTTCAGACACACACAAAGAAGAATGAAATACCTTAGCATAGACATCGAGACTTCTGGATTAGATCCAGCTCTCAATCAAATCCTCTCAATCGCAGCGATCTTCGAAGACACCGAGAAGAAGCTCCCATGGGACGAAGTACCTAAATTTCACGTAGGCATTGTTCGACACCAGATCACCGGATCTCCCAGAGCAATCAACATGAACTCAAAACTCATCGATTGGATGGGGAGGTGGTTAGAACCGAAAGATGCCACTGAGAGAGCTTTTGTCTCTCTCGAATCCGGAATGGAATGGGTACAAGAAGAAGAGGCTGCAAAAAAGTTCTATCGTTTTTTATGCGATTGCGGTCTAGGTGAATCTGTACAGCTCAAACCTGAAGGATCGGAAAATTGGGAAGCAAAAGAGATTGTTTTCAACGGAGCCACTAAACCGATCACGATCAACGTCGCTGGAAAGAACTTTGGCACCTTCGATAAGAAATTTTTAGAGCTCCTCCCTTGGTGGCAGAAACTGATCAGAGTCCGCCAAAGAATCATTGATCCAGCAGTGCTCTTCGTCGACTGGAAAGAAGATGAGTCTCTTCCTGGATTAGACAAATGTAAAAACCGAGCAGGCATCCACGGCCTGGTGACACACAACGCCCTCGAGGATTCTTGGGATGTAATTGAACTTTTGAGAAAACACTATTGAGATGAAAGAACTGACTTTTAACGAATGGCAAAAACACATTGCTAAAGAACTAGAAAAGAACTACAGAAAGTTGAAACTCGTGAGAGTCCACCCTTCAAAATCGATACATTCTATCGATCGAAAGCAGGGATCCTCTTTATGTAAATAGTTTCTGCTTTCGTCCATTTTTTCTATCTTTTATTCATTCTTAACTAAAGAAATATGGAGAAGACAAAGATATTTGAGAACAACAAATTCTCTTGGTACGTGACTGAAGAGACCAAGTTGGCCGGAGCTTACGCTAAGTCAAAGGGCATGTTTCAACTCCTGGTGGCGCAAGTAGAAGACAGAGCTGATGGGAGATTGGAATACGTGATACTCAAAGCAGATGAGGAGGGTAAGACAGAACCCGTTTTTGCATCCACAGCAATAAATGAAGTACTGTCACATTTAGAAGCATTAACTGAAACGAAAGAATGACGAACACAAAATCTCTCAAATGCCCTTGTTGCTTCAGCGATTTAGCGGTGACGCACCAAGGCAAATACGAGACTCTGATAGAACACGTAGAATGTAGAGAGCCTGATATGAAAGACGGGTACCAGTGTCCTAACAGCAGATGTGCAGCCTATGAGTTCAACGGAGTATGGATAGAAGACGGAGATTTCTGGATCAAGGAACCACCGGCTGGCATGAACCACGAAGAAGCTGAACAACAGATAGAGAACCATAGCCTCACCGGAAGAACATACGCAGTAAACAGTTTCTCTGACGGGTACGAAAGATACCGAGATGAACAGGCAAAGAGCACAGTGACTTTAAACCTCCACTGGTTCATCCTTGAATTTACTCCTCGATTTGAAAGAATTGAAGGTTCCAACGAATGGGTAAAAACAGGCAAGTGGAAGCGGACAATAATGAGATCAGTAGGCGATGGACGGTATGTTCATTTCATGACCTTCTGGGACATCTATTACTATGAATTGGATAACTATAAGAGGAACTTCATCGGCCTTCTGGAAGGTGACGAGGAGGCTACTGCGGACATTCTCAAAATGATAGAGAACGAAGATATGTGGGGAAAGAAAGAAAAGAGGTTCTGGTGGAAGATAGCTCGTTACTTCATCTGTTGGGTTTGGAACAGAGGAACGTCCAAAAAGATAAAACAATACCATGAGAAAAATGATAGAAAATTACGGGTACTTTGATGCCGAGGGTCTCAGAGTCGGTAGAATGATCTCAGGATCTAAATCTTCCTACAGAGAAAGATATCCAGATCACGAAATCTGCTTCAACGCCAACATCTTCTCTTTACAACAGGGAAAGATCTGGTACGGAGATTTAGATCTCACTTTAGATAGCGAAAAGCTAGACAGAATCGCAGAGAGCCTCGGAGAGAAACTCTATGTGGTGAGAGAAATGGACGGAAGATTCGAGAACGAGAGCCTTACAGAGATCAAAGTAATGCAAAAAGCAATTTATACTACGAAGTAATGTTAGAAAGAACGAAAGGTACTATTTTCATCGGAGAGAGCTACGGAGTTCGAGTTACTGTTGAGTTAGACAGAGCTGATATTGAGCTTGAAGATGCTTTCAACGCGTTCAGAACTGTCCTCACAGGTCTCAGTTGGAACAACGAGCAGATAGAAAATTGGATAAAAACAAAAGCAGAAGAATTAAAAGAAAATGAATAAAAAGCTCTACATAGTACGAGGTCTTCCAGGATCTGGAAAATCTACATTTGCTGAAGCCTTAGTCGGTTCAGATTTTTTAGTTTGTGAAGCTGACAAATTCTTTTATGACAGAGAAGGCAACTACAATTTCGATGGTTCAAAATTAAAAGAGGCTCACGAATCATGTAGAAGCCGAGTAGAGACCTACATGAAAGATTCTCTGGTGAACGACCAGTTCTATAGAAAGATAGCAGTCTCTAACACTTTTACTCGTGAATGGGAAATGCAGCCTTACGTAGATCTTGCGGAGAAGTACGGTTACCAAGTCTTCTCGGTGATAGTTGAAAACAGACACGGCGGAAAAAATGTTCATGGAGTTCCAGACGAAGTGATTGAAAAGATGAAAGAGAGATTTGAAATAAAATTATGAAGTTTGATCTAGATATCCTGAACTCTTACTTAGAAAAAGGTCTCTTGGAAAAGAACGATCATCCGAACCTCCCTCTTTCTATTTGGAACTATTCTCGGACTTGTCAGTACTCTGGATCTTGGGATGAGATCACTCTCAAGTGTCGAGGACTGATCTTGGACAATGAGGGGAATGTCGTTGCTCGAGCATTCGACAAGTTCTTCAACTACGAGGAGGTCGTCGATCAGGTTCCTGTCAGAGGAGACTACGTTTATGTCCAAGAAAAACTGGACGGTTCTCTAGGAATCTTGTTCCACTATGCAGACGATTGGCACATGGCCACGAAGGGATCATTCACATCAGACCAAGCGAAAAGGGGAATGGAGATCATCAAGTCAAAATATCAGATGAGAACTTTTCTTCCTCAGATGACTTATCTCTGTGAGATCATCTACCCTGAGAACAGGATCGTGGTCGATTACAGAGGAAAGGAAAAAGTAGTTTTCATCGGAGTGACCTCAGAAGGAGAAGAGCTCCACTGGACCATGGCTCAATCGATCTTCATCGCAACAGGGATTGAGAAAAAAGACAGAGTAGAGACTGAACAGCATTTCTCTTTCGGTCCTGAACTCTATCGTTCTCTAAAGGAAAAACAAGAGGGTAACCGAGAAGGCTACGTCCTCAGGTTCCAGCCGGGTAATTTTAGAATGAAGATCAAGTTCGAAGAGTACGTAAGGCTTCACAGAATTTTGACAGGCTTTTCTAACAAAGACATCTGGGAGTACCTCAAAGACAAGAGAGACTTTAATAAGTTGTTGGACAGAGTTCCTGACGAATTTGACTCTTGGGTGAGAGAGACAGCTGAAGACTTGAATACGAAATATGAAAGCATCCAACGAGATTATGTTTCGCACTTCTTAAAAATTAGAGAAAAGACTCCTGACAGAAAATCTTTCGCTGAAGAGGCAAAGAAGTTCCCGCATTCTGGCATACTTTTCGCGATGTTAGATGGGAGAGAATATGACGAGCACATTTGGAAAATCATCAAACCTGATTATCAGAAACCCTTTTGGAAGAGAGAAGATTAGAAACATTTCTTCCTCGAAATCTATAAAACATGATGAACATTGACGAACAATATAAGAATCTCCTCAGAGACATTCTAGAAAACGGAAGGGCCAAAGAAGACCGAACTGGAACTGGAACACTAAGCGTTTTCGGAAGACAGATCAGGCATCGAATGAGAGACGGCTTTCCTCTTCTCACCACGAAGAAGATGGCCTGGAAGTCAATAGTAATAGAGCTCCTCTGGTTCTTGCAAGGCAGAACCGATCTCAGATATCTCCTCGCAAATGGTTGCCACATTTGGACCGGCGACGCTTACAAAAAATGGGACAAGAACTACGATTACGAACATCCACCCTTCAGCGGCCCCTATCCACCGAGGCTGACGCACAAAGAATTTGAGGAAAAGATCCTCACCGATCCCGACTTCGAGAAGATGTACGGAGAACTCGGACCGATCTACGGTAAGCAATGGAGAAAATGGGAAAGAAAAGCAACAAGAGAAGAAAAGATCGTTGATCCTGGAGTCTATAGCGTTTTCATTGACCAGGTTCAAATCCTGCTCGATGAACTCGTATCTAACCCTGATAGCAGACGTTTGATGGTCAACGCTTGGAATGTTGGAGAACTGGATCAGATGACTCTACCGCCTTGCCACTACGGTTTCCAAGTCTACACTCGAGAGCTCACGCCTCAGGAAAGATACAGATACTGGTTCGATCACAATTACGAGACAGGAATGGAATACAATGATGAACAGGTACCAGACTATGAAGACTCTTACTACTCACCTACTCCGAAGAGAGCAATCTCTCTCATGTGGAACCAGAGATCGGTGGATACTTTTCTAGGACTGCCTTTCAACATTGCTTCTTACGCTCTTCTCTTGAAAATCATCGCTGAGATCACCGGTTACATGGCTGACGAGCTCATCGGAAACTTGGGAGACACTCACCTCTACATGGATCACATAGATCAGGCAAAAGAACAGCTCGCTCGAGAGCCTTTTGGATCTCCTAGGTTGGAACTGAACACTGAGTTCTGGTGCCCAGGCACTGAGGAAGGCTGTATCGGAACACCGGGAAGCTACACCAAAAACTTCGATGCTCTGGTCAAAAGCTTCGACGTAGAAGACTTTCAGATATTTCATTACCGATACCATCCGGCGATCAAGGCGCCACTTTCAAATTGATATGAAGAAATGGATATACTTAGACGATGTTAGAACTCCGGCACAGGACATCCAGGTGTCCTGGGGAGGCTCTAGTCCCGTCAAAATAGAATGGATCGTGGTCAGAAGCTATCACGAGTTCGTGGATAAGATACTAGAGATCGGATTAGACTCAATCGACGGAATCTCATTCGATCACGATCTAGGACCCCAAGCGATGGCTGAGTACTACAGAAACGTGATGCCTAACTATACACTAGACTACAGTAACATTGACGAGCTCACAGGCTATCATGCATGCAGATGGTTAGTCGATCACTACTACGAGAAGAATCCTCAGAGGTTAGAGATGGAGAGGAAAGAAAAGAAGGAAACCTCATTCAGTTTTCCAGTTCTCACCGTACACTCAGCGAACCCAGTCGGATCAGCCAACATCATGGGATATCTGAACAACTTTCTCAAAAATGAGGCTCAACCTCAATCTTGCATCCGTCACTTTTGGGAGCTCAGTCCCACATCAGAAACAATTTAACATGGATTTGAAGCCTCAATATGAATGGATCATTAAAGGGTCTCTCGAAGAAATCTTAGCTTACAAAAAACCTGATGAGGATCCTGTCTTCATCGATTCTGAAAAAGCTGTTCTCCAATGCATCGAAGTGATGAACGCGATGAAGAACTCTCACAAAAATACTCAAAATCTCCTTGCCGACCTTTCACGGCACCTCTAATCTGTTCTGTTTTTTTCTCATCTCTGAATAAATAAACTAGAATTCAGAAAAATGAGATGCAAGAGAACGGAAAGCTCTTCTCATTTCTGGTTATCACTCCTCTTTTAATGGCTTTATCTAAGCCTGAAAGAGCTGCGATATATCGGACCACAGAGAAGTATATCGATACTATTAACACTAGTGTCAAAATTAGAGACAGTGTCCTCGACGCTGATATCTCTCGCCTTTCCCCTTCTATATCATCTTTCACAAGGACAGAAATGTTCTGAAAGAGTGCGTCTTGTTGATCGAAAAAATAAAAAGTAAAACTATGAAATGGTTCAAGTCGCTCTTCGATGACAACAACTCAATCAACGAAAAATCTGTAGTGGGATTTTCGGCTTTCGTGATGATGGTGATCACTCTAATTACTGACATCACTACCGGTGTAATGGGTAGAGAAATGCCAATTCACGAATTTGTGTTCGATGGCTTCATGGTCATCGTCCTCGGATCTTTCGGTATCGCTTCTGTCGATAAGTTCATCAACAAAAGAAAAGGTAAGGACTCAGACACAGAAGAATAAGAAAAAACAAAAATGAGATGCAAGAGAACGGAAAGCTCTTCTCATTTCTGGTTATATCTTGTTTGTTCTTAATGTCTTTGACGCTAAAGACAGACAACGTTCGTAAACAACAGGACACCTATACAGTGGACAGAGTGAAAAACTCTGTCCAAATAGGTCCACTAGCCGGAAATAGAAATTTGGCCTTCGGGGTCAAGAACATCGCAGAAGAAGTCCTGCAAGAAAAAGGCTTCGAATTGGTAGAAGAATCTGACGCCACTCATCACCTGTTCATCGAGATCGTTTATTTCGATATCGAACAGGTGAAATCTAACGTTGGCGTATTCCACAAAGACAAGAACAATACCCTCATCAGAATGAAGGGAACTCTCATCGTCAGCGGCAAGACTTTAAGAACTGCCGTTGCTGAAGAAGTCTCTTCTGAAATTTCTACGTCTACTTTTATCGTCGATGAAGGCGGCGGCTTCAACCAACAAGCTGCTAGTAATGCTCTGAAAAAGACGTGCATCTCACTCGTAGAAAAACTCACAAATCCAGCCCCAACAAAAAACAAAAAATAACAATGAAAAAACTCACAAATTTCTTCGGAGGAAAAAGTGAATATGTTCCAGTAGAAGACAAGAACAGATTCTATTTCATGCTCCAACAAATGCAGTCTAACAGATGGAAGATCACCGCCATCGTGTTAGGTCTTTTCACCCTGATCATCGTAGGCATCAACGCAGGCGTTTTCTTAGGCGCATCTATCGGTGAAGATTGGAAAGAAATGCTCCTCATCCTCCTCGGTGCTTTCGTCGGTAACTTGAACAAGGTGGTCGACTATTGGTTCAATTCAGAGGACAGAGACAAGATGTTGATCCAAAAAGTTGACGAAGAAGACGGTGTCTCTCTTTCTAACACAAACGAATAAAGAAAAATAAAATCACGTTATGAAAAAATTTACAGAATTCTTTGATGAGAAGATATTCCCATCAATGCTTTACCTCAGCGGTTCTTTCATCATCTTCGCTTTCATCACTCAAGTCACTATGGCTGTCATGACTGCGGTAGTCCCAGAAGATAGAATGCTCAACATCTCAAATAAGATGTCTTGGAAGTTTGACGGTACTTTTAAGAATCATCCAGACAACATCTTTTACGAGGGAGAAATAAAGTAAAGCAATGAAAAGAATCGTAGGCATAGTAGCGCTGAGCTTGCTGAGTTTTGCAGCAAGCTCTCAAACCATCGGAACTACCAAAACCGAAGACTTCAAAGCTGACTTTGAAAAGAAGAAAGACATTTCGGCTTACCTCGATTATGAAGGTCCACAGATCCCTATTCAAATCTTGAAAGCTGGGATATCTGAAGAAGTGTACGAAATGTACCCTGAGTTGAAAGAGAAGAGAGTAGGTCTCGGAGTTGCGAACATCTCTATGGAATACTTAGAGAACTTGAACCGTTTCAAGTTTACTGAAGACAAGACAGAGATCAAAAACAGAATGGTGAAGCAGTTTCAAGCGAGCCAGGCCGGCATCTCTGAGAATAAGTTGGACGGCCGCGGAAAGATCAACCTCGCAGAATACTTTGTGACCATTGAAGTCTACGACTATTCAATCTCTGAGGACGAGACTATCAACCTCAAAGACGGCGTCAAAGACAACTTGGTCACACGTCTCGGTCTTCAAGTACGTTTCACTAACGCTGAAACCGGAGTAGTTTTCGGAGCTTCAGGGTTAGGTGAAGCAAAGACTACCAGAGAACTCACTCTCTTGAGCGATGCAACTATAGATCCGATTAAGTTCAACCAATCTACTATCAGCATCGCGACAAAAAAGGCTCTCGACATTGCTTGTGCCAACATTCTGGATAGAATGATCAAGAAAGGCATCTTTCAAAAATAAAGAGAAAAATGAATCTCAGAAGATGGGGATTGTTTGCTGTTTCTCTGCTTCTTCTTTTTGCTAGCTGCAAAGAGAAGAAAAAAGACGTCCCGATCTCGGTTCCGCAAGAAATGGTGCACGACACACTTGCAGTTCACGATACTATTCTCGTTGCTGAACCCTATCCCGTCCCTTACGAAACAGTAAGGGACAGCATAGTTTATAGAGACGTGGCAATCAACGTGGATACGTTGGCAATACTCAAAATGTTCGATCAAAAGAATGTCTATAGAGACACTCTCAAATTTGAGTTCGGTTACTTGCTGGTCACTGACACTATCAAAGGCGGCTCCATCGTATCGAGAAATTATCTAGCCAAAGTGAAGCCGCCGGCAGCAAAAGTCAGAATTGAGGAAGCTGAGCCGACTAACAAATACTACATAGGAACTAATTTCGGCTTTGACAGACCGAACTATGTGTATTCGTTGGGGACTTCTTTCTTATATGAAACAAAAAATGACAAGATCTACCAAATTGGATTGGGTGTGAGAAACCGAGTGCTTGACGGAAACACCGGAGTCTTTGAACCTTTCATTCAAGGCGGAGTATATTGGAAACTAAAAAACAAAAAATGAAAAAACACATCGCGGCCACGTTAGGACTCGCATTGACAGCTTTTTCGAGCTTTGCTCAGCTCTCGATCAATCGATCGATAGTTCAGCAACCGCCTTACAAAGTAGGCGATACTCTCACCGTAAACTATACTGTGACGAGAGGAACTACCACACCTCGTTATTTCTGGCTTAGATACCAGCACAATAACCAAGCTCTGTCTCTGGTGAACAACAGCACCACTTTTACGCAAGGCAATCAGACTCAGACGTTTTTCACGAAATGGGACAACTATTCTTTCACGCCTTCTAACGCCGGATCTAATCTCTATGCTCAATATACCAGCACTCCTTGGAACTATGTTGCAAATTCAAGCTGGAACGTAGGACAGTTGACTGTACAGAGAGTGGATGCTTCTATCGATGGCACATTAGCCACTCAGAAATTTGTGCTAGGCGACGTTTCAGACTACTCAAACATCCACAAATTAGATCTTGCTTATTCAGTAGACGCTGCAGGTGCTTACATCTCTCCTATCAATACCACCAGCGCTTCTTTGTCGATCGCCAACAATAATGTCAGTGGTAACACTGCCGGTCTTTCCATCAGAATCACATATCCATCTAACGATACTTCTATCACAAACCTGAAAGCTGTCGCTTACCCTGTAGTGAACGGAGCGCCTGTGACTTCTGGACAACCTCTAGAAACAAAAACATTTAACGCTCAAGGTCTAGCAGTTTTCACAACTTTGAAAGTAGGAGACACTGTAGCAGTGTACGTAGTACCTACGATCAGTCAGACTTATTTGAATAATATAGTCACCGTGACAGATGCCTACAAAGCATTCTTAGCAGTTTCTAACGTAGGTCTTAACGGAGGCTCTACATTTTTCACGTATCCAGTTCTGGAAAATAAGATTGGTAACGTTACCATCGGAGATACTACTTTCACGGTGGACGATTCTTACTATTCTTTCGCTTATGTGATGGGACAGAACGTCTCAGCCAACGCATCGATCCCGACTTCGACTTCATCTTCCATTAAGATGCTTTCTTCGAAGAGATCAACATGGGCCAGTGGAATACAGAACAATATCGTAACGATTTCTTCAGTAACACAAACTGAGAATTTTGCCTATGCTTACATAGGAGATCTCGATTGGTCTAACTCATCAGATCCTACGGTGACTTCAACTGCTACAAACAGTGCTAACGGTTCTGCGAACATGATCTCTAATTCAGCTTACACGATAAGAACTTTCTCGAACTCAACTGCATATTCATCAACGCCTAACAAGAATGCAACTCTGAGCGTATCCTCATCAATTTCTAACGGTAAAGTGATATTGACGACATCTCTGACTCAAGCTGATTTAGCCGGTCTGCAGGTGATCATGCAATATGACGAAAATATGTTGACTCTCGATAACGTGGTATTTGATGCAGGAAACACGGTTACCAACTTCTCAACCCACAAAGACGGAAGATTAACTTTTGGTTCTATCGATCAGATTAAAACAGGTCGTATCAAAGTAGGAACTCCTTACAGATTAATCTTTACTCCAAAGACAGCGATCAACAATACTTCAGGTTTGTTTTATTTCATTCTATCTGATGCTGTAGACGCTAACGGCAACAAAGTCAATTTGATAATCGAATAATGAGAATCTTTCTTGCGATATTATTTTCACTCATATCGTTCTTAGGATCTGGACAGACAATAACTGCTCCAGATTCTAAGAGCTTTACCCTCAATACCTCTGGGCAGGACGCGAGCGGATTTAGTCTGAGCGGATTTAATTCAACTGCTGTTCTGCTATGTGCGATCGGTCTACCCGTTGCGCCTGCAGGAACTACTTTTTATATGACTCGTTTCGATGGATTAACACCAGCGAGCGGATTTAACTTTAGTGGCAATAAAAATCGCCTGGTGTTTACGGGTACGATGGCAAATATCAACGCCGCTCTAGCAACACTAAAAATAAACACGACTGCTACATCAGGCAACATTCAAATATCAGTATCAGCAACTGTAAACCCAGCAGGCTTTTTTTACAACCCGTCAAACGGTCACTTTTACAGACCAATATCGACGGGAGCGACTTATACAAATGCGAGAGCAGCTGCACTGAACACTACGTTTAAAGGACAGCCGGGATACTTAGTTACGATTACTTCTGCCGATGAAGATGCTTTCGTTTTCAGCAACGTTCCACAGGCCA